TAGTATTGGCTTGCGAAACACTGCAGAAAAATTGCACTTCTATCTTGAACTTACAAATTAAAGTATTACTATACATTATTATATAGAGCTATTGTTCGCTGTGTCTCCCTGATGTACACGCCAGCATATTCACAGCCAGACACGCAAGCGGGTGCACGCAAGGCTCCTCAGTGCGGCGGCGCTCTCGCGTCCGAATTGATGGTTTCGGGACTGTTTTCAAAAGGCGATTGCTCTATATATCAATTATTTAGGTTCTCCGTTTGGGTAACGTCATACAAAGGGGTTGTCTATGTAATACGTTTATTATCAGTCATTTATCGGGGTGAAACAATAATTCATATACAAAAACAGAAAATATCTCTTCAATTCAATACAAAATAATCAAAAACCAACGATTATTTGCAATAAAACAAATAAATATATAAATAATACAGTAAAATACTTGTATATACGAAATAAATATATTACCTTTGCGCCAAAATACAAATAATCATATAGCTAATATATATTTATGACAACAGAAAAAAGACCAAAATCAGAAGTTAATCTTCGTAAGCTCATGCAGAAGATGGGGTTAAGAACGAACGCTTTTGCTGAAGCCTGCGGTATGAGTTCGCAGTCGATGGCGCAATTCTTACGCAACAAATCACTTACAACAGCATCTATATATCGCATAGCAATGGCTCTCGACATAGACCCTCGCGATATGTTCTTCTCAACCGAAGAGGAAGAAACGACATTGCCTTTTACCCGAAAAGAGGAAGAGGAGAAAGAAGACAATACACAAGAGGACACACAAGTCACCGTCAACACCACCGCTTTCTGTCCTCACTGCGGAGCAAAAGTCAGGGTAGGGGTGGTGCTGCTGTCGGAATGATAAACAAGTATATTCATCAAATCATTAAAAAACAGAGATATTATGAAAAGAACAAAAATCAAGAACTGGCTCATCATCACCCTCTGCATCATAGGCATGGGCACGGTTTTGACCGCTTGCGGTGGAAGTGATGGTGACGAAGAAGAAGCGTATGTACCCGTGGAATCGCCTTTCGCCTCAATGGTGAAAAGCAAGGTTGTGAAAGACGCAAGCTGTGAGGTAAACAAGTATGGCTGGGAGTCGTACACAATGAGCAGCGACCCCATGGTCGGAAACACAAAGACCGACTACTACATCGTTTCCTTCACCATCAAGGACACACCCGTAAAACACCATGAAAGCGGTCGTTATAAGTTAGCTGACGTGTCGGCTAATATAAACGGATTCAATCAGTGGAAAGAATACGTGAAAAACACACTCCGTGCAGGGTATGACGAAGACGAGACAGGGACAATAGCCAAGGGAGCCTGGGTAGAACTACAATACCTCGACGAGACCGACGGATACAGCCACCCGAAATACACAGTGAAATTCCATGCCGATGAACTGACAGAGGAAAACGGCGACTACGCCCGTAATGTCAACATCACTTACACCGGCTACATCTACAATGGAATGTTGAAATACTGAAAATTTGCGTATCTCGCAAAAAACACATAACTTTGCAAATACTTTTAGATATCATAATCTAAAAATATTAAAATGTTTTGTTAGGCTCGTTGTCCGTGAGGATAGCGAGCCTTTTCATATCCTACAACATTTCTATCTCTTTTTCGTCTATCCATCCTCCATGTCTTGGCAGATCGCTCAGAACGGCTCCCGCCAAGTCCTTGGTGTGATAGTCCTCGCACAGGTCTTCCTCGTGCTGACAGCCGAAACACCACCAGCGACGTTCGCCTGTTGTCATATCAGCAAGCAGCAACAGAGCGTGAGGGTAATATCTAAGATTCGTTTTCAATACCTTGTACATCACCACTTCGCCCATTCGTCAAGGTCTCTATCCGGCTTCTCCCAGAAGCTCTCAACACGTGCATACAATGCGTCCACCTGCGCACCTGTCAGCGACAACACCTTGGCCTTAAAGCCATCCATGTCCACTTTCCACTTGCTGCCAGTCCCGTCAAAGCGTTCAGCGTCTTCACAGTGTGCCCACAAAGCGACCTGGCTACAACGAAAAGTCTCCGTAATAAGTGTCCCGTTCAAGCTATCTGCAAGAAACTTCCATTCCTCTTTTGTAAACTTCTCTTTCAGCTCACCCATTGACACTTGGCGTATCTTGCGTAGAGTCTCGGCATTCGCTATCACTGCCTGGTTAATCGACTTCTCTCCTCCTTCTGTCATCCACTCCGCTAAATCAAGCGGTAGACGAATTGTTGCGTTCTTTGTTTCCATTGTTTTTTGTTTAGTTATTAACTACGCTTGCAAAGATACGCAATGTATTCTTTGTGTGCAAGTTGTGCGCTACATTTTTTCACTCCACCTTCAGCTTTATTGTTTCGCCTCGCAAGTCTGCCTTCTTCATCAGGTCATACACCCGCTTAAACGTTACGGTAGAGTTGAGCACCATGCCCACCTGTTTGTTCTCGCCCACAAGGATGCACCCCTCTGTGTCCTTAGCCGTGTTGCCAATGTGTATCAGCACGCCATCGTAGCCCGGCACACAAACAAGCCGGGGCAAACGCCCCCCACAGAAGCGGTATTGCGTTCTGCTGCCAAACCGTGGGCTCACCGTCTTCAGGTCTATCTTGTATTCGCCTGTCGGGATAGCCGTCTCTCCATGCACCTTTCTTTGCTTTATCTCCTCCAAGCTCATCTTCTGCTGGAGCCCTCGGTCGGTGTCTTCAAGCGTGTCACACACCCTTTTTCCATCTACTATCAGTCTACCTATCGTGTAGCCTGCCTTCTTTGCTATTCTCTTTAGTGTTATTTCCATCTTTTTCTTTTTGTTATCATCTTATTTTTACCGCAAAAGCAGAAAAAAAAGTCTATTTAGAATGTTCCTTTTTTGTCGTAGTTGGTCGCCAGTAAGCTCACTTACGCTTATTTCCTTTCCTTCCTTTCCTTTTCCTTTTTTATTCCGTTGTCAACAAGTCCTTCAGCTCTGCAAAATCCTTCTCACATAACACAATAGTTTTTTATTCCCAAATACCATATAACTCTGTAAAGCTCTTTTTCCTTGTCATTCATAATTTTCCCCCGTTTTTTCTTGTGGTGTAATTTTTTTTTGTAAATTTGTCCCAAAGAGCATTTGGAAATGGTACCAGCACGCTGATTCTTGAAGATGTTTAGTGCTTAATCATAACTTGTGCTCTTTTTTTATTTTATTAATTCTATTTTTTCGTTTCTTATATAAAATAAAGAGGGTTTTGTCCAGGTGTGTTTTTTTTTCACTTTTACAATATTCAATGACGTTTTAAGTTTTGCTCTTTTACCAGATATTTTTAAGCCCATATATTTATGTTTGTTTCCTTCGTTTTTTTCATATGACCATAATACTTAACTTTAAGAGGTAAGTGTTTAGCACTTAATATAAGATGAGGACCTTTTTTTCTAATTGTTAGATCTGTTATTTCAGTTTTTCTATTAGACCTAAAAACACCGTAGCTGTTTGCAGATGTTATGTAAAGAGAAGGCTTATCCAAACGAGGAATTTCTTCTGAATTTACGCCAATATAAATTCGCGTAACAAGGCCATCTTTATCAACATTTTCTATTGTCCAATTAATCCCGTAGTCTTCATATCTTCGTGGGTCTTGAAAACATAAACAACAAGTCTCATCCGAATTATACATCAAACCTTTCTCTTTACATATAAGTGCTTCTCCTTGCTGCTCTATAAGGTTCTTTCGTTTTTTTCTGTTTGGATGCCAATAGGTCAAATCGTCTTTACCTAATTCTTTGTCGTTTATAAATATTCTAAAAGCTTCGTTTAAAGGCACTTTTATAACTGGATCGTGGCTGATGTAATGATTTATATATCTACCGTCACCATAGCAACGATAGTTGATAGCCTTACGTGCTAAGTAGCGATGTTCTTTTTTTATGTATTGGGTTTTCTGAATAGCATCTTCTGAAAATGGAAGATTCCGATAGCTTATCTTACCAGTGTCCGAGAGTCTTACATATTTTCCCAAATACGTTTTCATTTTTTTTACAAAATAGACAAGACCTTCCCTATCCAATATATTCATGTTCATTCCCTGTAAAATTAATAATGGATTACCACACTCTTCGCTGCAAGGTTGCTTGGCAACCATAGCTCCCAGGGGGCGTTATAGCTCTCACCATCTGCCGGTACGGTATGGGTCCCATAATACTTGTCCTTTACTGTTCTCCCGGCACTGTATGTTTGCTCCTCATCTTCTGTGTTCATCTCTATCAGCCACTTTGTATAGCTGCCACAACTCTCTCCTTTCCAAATGCCTAATATCATCCTCTCGTTATCCACAAAAGGGGTCATGCTATCATGATTTGAGGATGCTATCTTCTCCCAACTTCTAAAGAGCTCAAGATACGTGACGCTATTTGCACTCTGAAGCAAATAACTCAGTGTCAACTCTGTCCAACTGCTCCCACTCCAGTATCTATAGGTGTTGTCATTCTGGTTATAGACTATTTCTCCTGCCTTCTTCAGTGAGGGCAGTGCAGCTCCTTTTGACACTGTTTTCACTGTCTTCCCCTGCAAGGCTGCTGCCATAATATATTTGTCTCTGTTGCTCAGCTCTGTCCTTATCTTCTTAAAGATCGTCTGTAGCACGCTCTTAGTCAGTTTTATTATTGCATCCATATTTTTTTATATAAAATGTGAGTGACTTTTACTATTAAGAAAGTCACCCACTAACGACTTAAAAACTTTGTTTATGCATTTTTCCACAATTCATCTATCTGTTCAGATGTAAGGGTAACAAGGTCGCTGATACTTAACTTCCCCGCAAGGGCTGTTGTCACCACTTTGTTCTGTATCGCATTTGTGCTTGTAGAGCTCTGAGCTCCATCCACTATCACCCTTGTTGCACCTGATGCTATACCGTCAAGTTTATCCTTATCGGTTGTAGACATCACTCCTGCCTTACCCATCTGTACAGCACCGCTACTATTGGTCGTGCTGCCTGTTGCTGGTGGTAGCGTAAAGCTTCCAGCTGAAGTTGCCGTCCCCTTTGTCAAGCTAATTGTCACACTGGTGCCATTCGCGTCTTGCTTACCTGACAGTTTGTAGTTGTCAAGACCTGCAAGCTTAGTCTTCTCTGCCGTAGTATAGTCATTAGTCGACAATTGCTTCCCTGTCACCTTATCTACCTTTTTGTCTAATGCTGTCTTTGTAGCTGTGCTCACTGGTTTGTTAAGGTCAGAGGTGTTGTCGACGCTTCCTAAGCCCACTTGCGCCTTTGTCACTTTATGGGGATTGTTTGTGTTGCCGGTATGAGCCGTAACGGTCGAAGTCTTAGCATAGGGTGACAGGTCCACTGTTGGTTGCCACTCACCAAGTTTCTCCCATTTTGCCACCGTCTGTTTGTCTGTCACCACATCTAAACAAACATATTCTATATACACGTTATCCCCGTTGGCTGCTTCTCCAACAAGAGTCTTCTTAACAAGATAGATCTTTCCCCTGTCGGCCTGACTTAGTTCGGGCAACTCTGTCACTATTTTTGCAATCTGTCCGTCTATGCCAATGTCTGATAGCTCTAAGTTGCCTGTACCGACAAGACTCACTCCGTTTATGCTTTTAACACTGCTCAGCTTACTATTTGCTGTGCTCTGTGCTGTTGCTGCTGCTTTCTTTGCAGCATCAGCCGTACTCTGAGCTGTGTTAATCTTTGTGGTTAGGGCCGCCTCCTTGCTGGTGATGGTTGCCTTCACTTGCTTACTATACTCTGTAAGGTTTTCCTTTGTAATAAATGTGTACTCCATACATTAAAACTTTTAGTCTCTTTTTATATTTTTTAATCTCCCCAAATAGCATCAATATCTGATTCTGATAGGGAGGTGATTTCTGATTTTTTAACACAGTCTTTAATTGCTGTTGCTACTGCTTTGTTCTCTACAGGATTGGTGGAGGCCTCGCTTAATGTGTCGTCTACTGTTATTGTCTCTCCTGCCGAAAACTTCTGCCATCCTGCCGAACCATTTCTGTTTTCCCAGTCTTTAAGCTGATAAAGGTCTCCTGCCCCTTTACCATCAACATCAACAACATACCACAACTGACCGATGGCATCATTACCTGTATTGTTGCCACTTGCTGACAGTTGCCAGTCTTTAAGCCCATAAAGGTCGGTAAGCGTTGCCACTGTCCTGTGACCACTCACTTCATCTGCATAGGCAACGCCATAGCCTGTTGAAGTGGTGTTGTTACTTCGCAAAGTGTTTGCCTGGGCTAATCCTTTTCTTGTCATATCTTTTTCCTTTTTCTAATTTCTATTTAGCTGATTTTCTAAGAAATATCAAGTTTCGCTTCTGTAAAAGCTCCCTTCTGAACACTCAAATAAACATTATACGTAAGCTCCTTCTTTGTCTCTGGATCTGTCAGTGTCACTGTGCTTTTTGTAAAGCCATCCTTAAGCAGTGGAGTTGCATCGTTAAGTGTTATCTTTGATAAATCTCCAAGCTTGGCTGGATAGGCATAAACAAAGTATTCTGTCGAACCAGTTGTCACTCCTGTAAGCACCTTGTTTTTCCCGTCTTGCAGATAGTGTGACTTTTCTCTGTTGGCCTTTGCAAGCATCTCCTGTAGTGATGCCTGTGTTGGCAATGTTGATATTGCCCCTCTAATCGTCTTGTATTGAAAGTGCACCTTTATGCTTGCTGACTGCGTATCATAGTCACTATCACCTGCTGCCTTTATGATCCCATTTTTCAGCACAAGACCTTGCTTCTGTGCCTTCACGCTTGCAGTGATGCTCTTGTCGTCTGTAATGCCACTCACGGTAATTTTTTCGGAAGGCACGCCACTTTTCGGCAAAGCTTTTGATGCCCAGTCACCTTCTGCCACGGCTGTCGGACTCTTATAACCACTTTTGGCTGTCCACATGTAGTTGCCTACAAACTCCACACTATACCCATAGATGGTTGTAAGGTTTCCTCCTGATTGCATGATTGTAGATGTCCCATCACTCACCGTCCAGCAATTACCACTCAAGCCTCCTTCTTTAAAGTTGCCTACCTGTAAGCCCACCAATGGCAAGTCTCCTGCCTTGATGGATGCTATATCCTCCGCATTCTTCGCGCCCTTGTTGCCTGCATACGCTGTCGATGATGTTTCTCCAAGACCAATGCTCTTGCTTATCTCCACAAGTGCGCTTCCACTCCATCTGTATGTACTGTTGCTCGTCGTGTCTACATATATCTTACCTGCGTAAGGTGCATCAGCCTCCATATAGTTGTCTACATCGCCAAACGGATTGTAAAACTTTGGCGCTTCCAAGGGTTGTGATGTGTCAACTACTTTCAGCACAAACTGCTTGTTGCTGCTATTATACACAACGCTGCAACCTTCATCACTACTCTTTTTGGTGGTACCTGTTGTCTGCATGGTGATACCTGTCACCTCTCCAGAAAACTCTACAACATCATCCACATAGCTCGGCAGTTGCTCTGCTGGTACTTTCCCATCCACTATATCCGCCTTGCCTTCTAAGGATGTCTTAATAAGGTTTGTGTAATGCTCCAAACCTTTTGAATCTAAAAACCTGCTCATCTTCAATTTATTTGTTCCAAATTCCGTCTATTTCATTGTTCTCTATCTTCTCTATGTCACCTGTAGGATAATTTAGATATTCGTCCGGCACTTTACCGTCTTCTCCTAACGGTGCCAATCCTGACGGTGCTCCTTTCTCTGATTTTATACTTGATATGTTTCTTGCATTTTCTTCCACTTTGTCTTTCAAGTCGCTCAGCCCGCCGTCGATATAGTTCTTCAATTCGGGACTGCACAACACGATGTTGCTCTGCAAGCTAACCATGAAGTCCTCAAAGTCAACATCATCATCATTCTCCTCGCACGTGTGCGCCACAAGCGTAAAGGCTTGGTCAGCACAGATGGTCTTCTCTGGAGAGCCTTTCGTCGCATCGTTCAAGATGATAGCACGTGCTCCTGTGCTCCTCTGCATAGACGCAAGATAAGTAAAACTAATCGTACAACCTTCGACAACAAAATCTTTTATTTCTTGTTTTTGGTATGCACTTCTCACATAGAGTTTGAACTGTCGCCCTTCCAGCGAGATGCTTTCACCTCCCGTTTTAACTTCCCACGACACCTGTATGTCGTTGCCAATTCTTATTCTCCTCATAATATTTTGTTTTTATAATTTTTTAAGTGTCAAGCCCCTGGCCGTAGTTCACCAGCCAATAGATATTCTCCCATCCGCTTGCGCTCACCTCGCAAACACACTCCATGCTTACAAACTGGTTTTTGCTGCCTTTCAGTGTCACTTCCATATCGTCACGTTTTCTGCCCGCATAACGTTGGTTGGGTTGAATGCTTCCTCCCGTCACAGTCGTTCCAAGCCCTTCTGTGACGTTACCAGCCGTCCCTCCTTGACTTGGCGTCACTACTACTTTTTCAGCCGCCTTCGCTTTCGACGCTGCTGTCACCCACACATCAACAAAGTATGGGCTCATGCCTGTCACTTTTATATCCTGCTCGGAATTGTTATATATAATAACAGTATTACCCACCAACGAACGAACCTTTTTCAACAGCTCTTTGTCAAGATTCCCGTCAACATCGTAAACATCGCCACTAAAGTTTCCATCACCGTCTACATAGGCAGACGGGATATGTAGAGTAATGGGGGCATGAGGGAGATTCCCTTTTATGGTATATACGCCGTACATCATGCCTATCTTAGGCACCGCTGCCCACGAACCATCCAAAAGGCTCATATCGCTAAACAACAACGAATAGTTGTCTGCAGACACATCTATACCTTGCTTGTTTATCATCCCGCCAAAGTCGATATTCTTCATCGTTACCCTTCCGTCTTCGTCCACAGAAAAAGTCTCTTCACCTTTGTTGTTTCTAATCTTAAACTTATCGGCCGTCACCACTATCATCTTATTCATGATGTCAATGCCCGTGGCAAGCAACGCATCTATCGACACACCTTCTTCAGTGTAGTCAGTCATACGCCCACCCGGTTCGAACTTCACGCCTCCTATCCACACCTCGCCTCCTGCCGATAGTCTACAAGGCAATAGCGAACGAACGTTACCGGTCTCTCTTGTGCTAAAGCCACTCTTCCTTGATGCTGGCGTTAGCATAGGCTTTGCTATGCACATAGTGTTGCCTGCTGTTCTTATCGCAATAGATGCAGACGAGGACGCTTTTGTCACCTTAAAGCTAATAACGTGCTCTTCATATTCCGACGATGCCATTAGCGTGATCGGTGTAAACTTTTGATAGACAATGTTTACACCGTCCACACACACCGTGTTTCTACTGTCGTCAATCTCTTCAAGCGTCAAGCCAGAAAACACCACTTCTGCCCCATTCTCCGCCAACATCTTAAAGGATAGCGTGTACCACCGTGCTTCAACGGAAGCACCCACCACCTGTGTAAGACCACAATTAAGAGCCAAACTCTGTTTCACAAGTTTTACGGCATTCCACCCGTCTACAGATGATTTCACTATCGAAGCGTTACCGGTTACTGTCCATCCATACAGATAGCCACTCTCAGCGTTAAAACCAGCATTGTTAAAAAGGTTCCCTGAGAGTTGCGCAATGCTATACGTTATTCTCACCCTCGTCCATGCTGGCGACAACATCATCTCTATTACGCCATCCTCACCGGTAGACGACTGTCCAAGGTCGTTCTCGGCATAGCAAATAGCTTCCGGATATAGGTAAGACTTCATTGTGCCACTACCCTTAACATAAAAGGACAAAGTATAGCTATTGCCCCCTTCTGGCGTAAAACTATCATATAGCACAAGAGCATCTACATCGGTAGCCGTAGTGTTATCATAATGCAGAGCTGGCAACTTTTTTGAACCCGTGTCAAGAGCCTGCGCTATCACCTCGCCTTTTTTAGTCCAGCTACCCGTCTCTATACTCTCAAGCAGATTTCCTTCTATGGCAGGGTCGCTCTCGTGCAACGACCACGGCGAACATACGTCTCCTTCTTCCAACTGTGCCCAATTTAGCGTAAACCGCCCATTCTCTTGGGGTTGTTCGTGAGAAGGCAAAGACTCGTGGTAGGGGTAAACCATAAAGTAGTATTCGCCAGTAGAAGGAACAGAAAACGCAGTTTTCTCGGCCGTTATGTTATTAGTGCTATCTATATCAACATACACCGACCACGACCACGACAAGTTAAATACATACGCTCTCAGCACTCCTCCACCGTTTAGCAGCACACTATCTATACGCCCATTTACCGACAAAGAATAGGTCTTTCCCTCCTGCAAAGTTACCTGTCTTTTCCCTACTCCGTAGATATTTGAAGTCAAAAAGAAGAACGAACGTCTTAGCAAGTTTCTCCCTCTTACCGACTGCCGGTCAAGTTTTAAAGATATAGAAGAAGCCGTTTGCTCTACTGTTGTTACTTGCGTCTCAAGGCTTCCTATTTGATTGCCGTTCTCGTCCACCTTCTTCGATAGCACTCCTACATTCGAGCTTAGTCCGTTAAGGCTTAATTCTACTTTCGTTACACGGCCTACCACATTGTCTACACCCTTCTGTGCGCTTGTTGCCGTTGCTCCAATAGCTTTTATCTCGTCCTCCATCTTCCCCTGCGCATCTTTTAACGAAGTAACGCTTTTGCCGTTCTCGCTAACGCTCTCAACAAGTGATGATAGAGTTGTATTGTTGCCCATGTCCTCCGTGAAGAACTTAAATCTTTCAGCATTCACCAACCAGCCGGAAGGGCTTTGCAAGCTCACTACATCTTTCCATTGCCACACACCACCATCGCGAGGCTTACCTATCCCGTGATACATTGTTATGCTCGGTGCAGTATCCGATCCGTTGTCCTCTGTGCTTGTTGCAAGTTTTATCACATTGCCCTGACTGTCCCAACGTATTTCATCACCAGCCTGCACTATCACATCGCCAGGAAGAGGAATACCACTGCCCTCCTCGTAGCCATAAAAAATTCGGCTCTCAATAGCATCCCCACCGTCATCCTTAGTGATACCTTCCTCAGCCATTGCCGAAGATACAGAAGTCATGCCGTTTTTGCCCGTAACTCCAAGGGAAAACCCTGCCATAGTGAGCACGTTCCCGTTTTCGTCAGATAGAAGCTGCGTGTCGTAAGAAGGAACAATACTATCGCTGCCACGAAACACTTCCACGTTAGACAGCAAGACATAATCGTATAGCTTGCCATCCTCAAGCGTCTCTTGTCCAACGCCCACCACCATACGCCAATAGTAGCGGTTTGAAACATTCTCTGCACTCTTTATATTGAATGTCTGGCAGAGAGCCATCATGCCCACCTTCCACCAGTTATCTGTTATCTGCTCGCCATCGTCTGCCACCGCATAACACTTATACGCAATAACACCACTCTGCTGTGCATCATACACCGCCACCACCTTCGCTATCGTGCTGCCAGCATTACTAAACAGCATCGTTCCTCCAGAATAGCTTATCTTTCTTATCTCTAATTGCGCGAAGAACGCTTTTACCCTTGCCGAGAGATAGTCAACATATAGATGGCTCTTCCCATCCTCACCCATGTAGAGGTCAAAGCCCTGTCCGCCTATTATCGTTCTGTCTGCCTCCGTACTATTCGGGTCGTGCGCCCTATCAAGCGACACTGTAGCCATCTTTGCGTTTCCACCAACCTGCAAGTTCTCTTTTACTAACAAGTTCGCTATCTTTGCAGCTCCATCCTTGTCTATCCCCCACAGACCGTTCGCTCCTATCTTTATCCCATTCAAAAACGTCAATAGCCCCTGTGCCGTATCTGGATGCATCTTCGACAGGGTATGATCATCAACATATTTAGGCGTAACCAGTTTTTCTTCCGAAGTTACTGCTGTTTTTTTATCTGCAATACCAATAATTGGCGTCTGTCCTTTAAAAGAAAAAGATCCGCCAGAAAGAATCTTTATACTCTTAGCGAATAGCTCTCTAAAATGAGTTCCGCCCTTCATCGTCAAATTCTTCAGAAACGTAACTATGCCATCCACAGAAGAATATTTGTACCATTCTGATTCAGTGCCAGTGGCCGATATGGCTTCGTCGGAAGCAAGTAACCCCGTAGACATACGCTGTTGCCAATCTCGATTTTCGGTGCCATTGTCGCCAGACGATGTAATAATACCTTGAAGGAAGATGTAATAATATTCTTCGGAGCCTATTTGCTGCTCATCGGCGTTCTTACCGTAAATGTCAAGCTGCTCAGACGGAAACACAATGAAAGCGTTCTTGGTGCCGTCATCCGAGCGAGGAATAGCGGCATAGACGTATTTTGCGGAGTGGGTATTGAACACCGTAGGCGAGGCTTGTAGTGTCCAACGCTTGTAGTTGTGGCCTGCATCGTAGGAAATGATGTCTTTTATATAGACAAGGATTTTGGCTCCGCTCACACACGATGCTTGTATGTAATCAGGCAATCCCATTGCGTTCAGTTCAATGTAAAACGCATTGGGCGAAATCCAATAGTCTCTTTCTGTGGCTTGTGTCATGTCGTTTAATTTCTGATAACAAAGTTACAAAAAGAGGGTTTTAAGGTACGGACATGAGAAAACCACACATCATAAAGAGACGCGGGGCTTTAACGAAAATGTGTAAATGAAAACAGAAAATCGGTTATATTAGCGGACTGCCGTTGATGTCGAGTTTAGCGGTGAAAGCTATGGTATATGGGTTCTGCTGGGTGTTGTCGAAAAGGGTCGTGTCATCCCCTGGTGTGATGGTGCAAGGCAACCATATACCTTTAACGTACATCCAGATGTGTTCTGCCATCAAGAACTCGTGCATATACCATTCAAGCCAATTCAATGTAAGCGGGTCAGTGAGATACAACCAAGACTCACAGTTGTTAGTCTTACGGACAGTGGAGCGAGAAAACTTATTGAATGTTTCCTGTCGCGAAATGGCATAAGATGTAGATGAAACAGAAACCTTACTGCTATATACCTTCGGTACACTCACGCTTTCCAACACACCAAACGAATTGATGAAGCGAAACACCTGTCGTGTCTTGGCTTCTTCGGCTGGTAGGGCATAGACTTTCTGGTCGCCAATAGCCTGCAAGCCTTTCTTATCGATAGTGGTTACAACAGATGTTGGAGCCACAAGCGATGCGCTATTCACCAATAATGCTTGCTTTTCAAAGGGAGGTGTATAGGCAAACGTTTCGCCTACGGCAACAGTCTGTGGCGAGTCGGTGGGCTTGCGGCTAAAGTATATCACTCCCTTAATAGGTGTCGGCGATGTAAAGCGGGCAAAATCGGAAAAGCCGCCAAACAGCGTACAAAGATATTGCGGTTGCCCATCTACCTCTGCGGGATAGACCATTTCGCCTACACGGGTTTTCACCTCGCCATCCAACATATACTCATCGTACACCCGAATGCAGAACTTCACAAGCGGATAAGTTGTCGCTTCGGGTGAATACTCATAGGAGTCACGAAAGGTGCGCAAGGCAGACGATATGTCTATCTGCACGGTTGCAGTAACTTTTTCTTCCTCTACAGGTGCTGACATCTTGATTACTTCAAAGTTGCCGCCACTCATGCCACACGTTACCTCCATGATGACGCGATGAAAGGATGGGTAGGTCGTATTCTTGTTGCTGTCCGTGCCGGTAATGACATTCGGCTGCACCTGAAACGTGATAGGGTTACCGTTGAACACAGAGCCGGATGTAAGTGTTATTTTTCTTGCCATGATGTTTTTGTGTTGTGTTGGTTGCTACATTCTATATACTATACACTTCAAGTTCCACCTCGCCCATTCCATCCTTCACGCTGATGTCGGTGTTCACTTTGTTAATAAGACACTTCTTGCCGTCTATCAGCCACCATTCCTTCCAGTGGTTGGGTATGTCGGCTATCTGCGCTACGGAAGCCGTGCAGCGGATGCGGTACTTGTGACGATGCAGAAGAAAATAGGCATAGTCAATCATAAAGGTATCGAAATAACCTCTGTTCTTGATAAGCGGATCACTCACTACCAATGGAGCATCCGCCCATTCCGGCTGCACCCAAGCGCGAGGTTTAAGGGAAAAACGTTCCTCGTTGCCTATGCCGGACGCAGTACCATTATAATCATACACGTTGCCATATGGGTCAACAGAGTCGGTGGTAAGGGCATACTCGCCTACGGTGGTGCGCCACTTGCTATTGCCGAAGCCATCATAGTTATAATCGAAAGCCTCATGCGTAGAATCCGCGCCACCACCGCGCATAATGGCAATGGCATTGCCCCAGTCGTAATTCTGAAGTGGCGAATTGCCGTCGTCTGTATTAGAAGGATTGTACGACTCCACAAGCGAAAGTTCCTCCGTGACGTAGAAATCTGCTACTTGGGAAGAAAGCGGATTTTTGATATATTGCTTCACAAACTCATGTTCCATGCTTTCATCCAAGAAAGCCGCCATGATGGTTTGCGCCTTACTGCCATTTACTGCACTTGCCATATACCCCTCAATGCCGCTGCCATCGGTAGGTTGATTGTTTGAGTCAGTAAAGCAAGTCTGCCCCGTAGTGGCGGCAAGCGCATTATAATAGTTGACGTCCACCATGCCGACTGGAACAAAATCTGACTTAAATTCCTGCACGAAATCCTCATTAAGCGTAGAGCAATCACCCATTTCAACACCCTTGTAAGCACCCACCTCAAACAAGCGGGGGTCCATTTCGTCGGCAGAGGAAAAGTCCGAATCAATCTTCACGCGATATTTGTTACCCGTTGATTTATCCACAAACACATTCATCTGATTATTGTAGACTTGGTGGATAATGTCACGATACTCAAGGTTTATCACGGTGCGATCTTGCGGATATTCCACATAGTCGTAATCAGTGTTATAGTCCTTCACGCCCTTAGTGATATTCTGCTTCTGCTCCTTGCTGTCGCTTTCTGCCGAATAGCCAACACGCACACCAGTAATCTTCTCGCTAATTGGCAATATGCTATGTATTTCGGCAAAGAACGTACGCGGTTGTGGGTTCTGCTTGCGGAACACATCACGAACAAGATAAGCCGTCACCTTCTTCTGTTCGTAATCGTAATAGAACTTAATGCCAAACTGATTTTCAAGCGACTCAATGATGGTGGAAACATTTTCGTCCGGAAAATTCTGCTCATTGGCAAACATCTGAACAATGCTTGCGCTCATCTGCGCCATGGTGATTGTAGACTTTGTGGTAATGCTTGCAACTTTGTCCTTGCCGACCACAACGTGCTTCTTGCTGCCTTCTTTCACCTGCTCCACCTCGGTAGTCTTATAGGAAGAATTGGGGAAACGGGGGTCCGACTTCGTGACAAACTTGTAAATCACATCGTAGTATTCGATTTCCTGCATGGTCTTATCCACAGGATTTTCGAGCGAGAGCTTGCCACCACAGCCACGGCTCTCCAGCCAATCGTTTACGTCCTCGAAAAGGTTGTCGTAGTCAGACTGATTCTTGCTCTTTATCTGCTTTTGAAAATAACCAAGTTTGATGTCACCGACCTTTTTCTTTCCTGCAATAACTTCTGGGTCTTTTTCATTATAAGTTGAACCAACATACAACGGCTTTGTGTCGTAGGCACATTTTGTGGTAAAGAAACAAAGACGGCGGAAGTCGCCAATATTGCGCAGTGCATCCTTGTCGAAAGACACGCCAAGACTCTCAAACAAACAATCCAGAAAGAAAAGCACATAGAAACAGATGCCTGACTGCGGGCGATCAGCGTCAAGCACCCATATCTTTCCCTGGTCTTCGTGCATAATATTCTCGTCTTTAGGCTTCACAATTTCGCTTGAAGTCTTGCCGTCATCATCCAAGTCATAATGAGCATAACATACACGGGCGTTACAGAATGGCTTTGTGGGATAGGCATCACTCACGTTGATGTATGACTGCGCCACTTCGGGTATGTTGCGTTTCTCGCCTCTCGCATAGCTCCATACTTCCTTGACCTTTGCCTTATGCGACACACTGTCTTCCTCTACGCAACGGGCAGGATAGGAGAAACCAAGAGCTTGGGGATGGAATGTTGATGATGTCTCGTAGCCTGTACCAACCGACCCAAATTTCTTGTCGCCTTTCTTTCCCTCATATTTCACGACCACATCTGTGCTGTAAGTGACCTTCACATTCACCTCGTCAATCTTCTCGCCAATCAGCAGTTGGTCTTTATAGCGGTCGGGTATCTTCACCTCATTGCACTTTAAATCCCCTATCAAATCGTCAAACGACTGAGTACAGGCGTCGATGTTCACCGACAAAGAGTCGTTCACTTCTTCATCCTCCTGCATCACTGCCGTGCCACTGGCAAACGGCACACCATCGGCAATTATCTGCATCGGCGTGTGCTCAAAGCTCACGGGACGCAGGTCGGAATTGATGTCGTCCATGTTCTTGAGGAAATGCCGGTTGCCTTCCAAAGGCAATGCCACCGGATAGGAGAACATATCAACGTCGTTGAACAAGGGGTTGCTCAACTCCACAGAAATAGAGAAGTCGTCTGCAAGGGTCATGGGATTGCCATTGGCAAGTATGGTCAGTTTGCTATTCATCGTTCTTTGCTGTTAAAGGTTCGATATGAGAAGTGCCGTTCAGATTTATTTGCTTGTCGGTGTCGCTGTAAACCACCGTGTCTCGGTAGGCGTTGATATGGCGAAAAGACGTAGCCTTCACCGTACCACCGAAAGCATCACATTCCACGGCACCATTGAGGAAAGCCGTACAGTCGCATTGCAGCTTTGTGCGGTCGTAGGCCGACACGCTGCCAGCCATTATCTTGCCATAGGAATAGCCGTAGAGCATGACGTGAGCGCCCTGGTGCTTGTTGTTGTACACCTGCGAATGGTTGAAGGCGATTACCTTTGCGTCGCCAAGAATGTAAGCCTGTGCGTCGCCATGTATCTTGACTGGCTCGTCGCAGTCGGTGATGATGACACGCACAAAGTTCTTGGCGTTGTCGGGACACTCGTTGAGATAGATGCCAGCCTTATTCATGCCCTCCTTCAGTCCAGGATAGAGCCGGGGCAATTCACCACGGATCACATCCACATACTTGCTCTCCACAACGTCCTCCCAGTTGTCGCGCCATGTAGCCATCATCTGACTCACGTTCTCCGAAGCCAACATCTGCTTATAACCTTTGGCGCAGGCGTGGCGGTCGTGGCAAGCCTGGGTACAGATTTGCTTGAATGTATCAAATGCGTTCTCTTCCATAGTCCAATCATGTTTTAGAATTTTGCTTCGGCTTCCTCTTGCGTCTTGGCCAATATTGCCTCGAATCCTTGTATCTCGTCTTCGTTTACGATGTCGCTGTAATCAGTACGGAGCTTGGCAATGCGTTCTTTCAAGCCTTTGATGCGTGCCTTAGTACTGGGCTTGTCTTTGCGGCAAATGTACTTGATGAGTGCGTCGGCTTCGGCCTTGTGCTGAGCGGCTGCCTCGCGAGCGGCTTTCACTTCGGGACGGTCGGTGGCTATTTTGTCGGCAATGGTCTGGGCGAAGAGAGGGTCGCGCTCCTGCGCTTTCTCGTAGAAAGGCTTGAACTGCGTGCGGAGGTCTTGTGGCGCAATGTTGAAGGTTTTTTCTACGTATTTGATGTATTCGGGGTCGCCGGTTCGCTGACTAAGGCGCAAATACACCTCGCCCATTTCGCGGTCGATGGCAGTGAAGATGTCGGGCAGGATGTGACTTTCAATCTCCACGGCACGTGTAGCAAGTTCGGAAATCTCTTGCTCGGTGTAGAGTGCGCCTTTTCCTTGCGCCACGGCTTTTTCGTTGGCTTCTGCCATTGTTTTAGCTTGCTCTGCCTTAGCTGCCATTTCGTTGCGAAGGGTGCGCAGGTTGTTCACTTGCTCTTGCAGGGGGGCTGAGAGGAACACGCGAATTTGCTTCATGGTGGGCATGGTGGCTGCAATGCTATCGCCATTAGGGTCTGCCACAATGCCATTGTAAGTGAGGGGTTGCAACGACACATCGGGCTTCAGGTCGGGAAAGAGGCTGTGTTTAGCCTCTTGCAGTGTCTTTTGCTTTTGCAGTTGGGCATAATAGGCTTGCTCTTGTTTAGTGGGACGACCTACGCGACGCTTCTGCGAAAGTTGGGCATCGGTGGTGTCGAGCGTTTGCAGGTAGGTGAGTAACTGACGCACACGGCGATGGTAGTCCTTAAACCGTCGGCTGTCACGCACAAACGATTGCGCATTGGGCACGTTCTCCAGCAAGGCAAGTCCTTGCTCAAATGCCTCACGTTGCTCGGATGTGAGCATCCTGGCGGTGAGGGCAGGGGAGAGGGTTGCGATTATATGTTCCATATTAAGCTCTATTTTCGTTATTTGTTTTAATACAACAACGGCGACACGAACATGCGTGAGCCAGGTTGATTGTTTTTATATTCTTCGTCCTGCGAATTGTTGTCGGTGGATGGGGTAGGGGTGTTGTCCTCGTTTGTGGTCGCTTCGGCTTCAGCTTCAGCTTTCTTGCGGTCGGCAATGAGGGAGAGCACGGAGGCTTTGAGGGCGATAGCATCATTGTGGGCTTGCTGACGAATGAACTTGTCGAAAGATATAACGATTGTCCTTTCCTTTAAATAAGCCACCATAAGTTTGCGCACCTTATCCAGTAAAACATCATCATCATCTGCGTGAAGAAGTTTTTTCAACATATCTCTTCCTAATATGGGCTCTATATATTCCTCTTGAATAAAACGGAAATCAGGAAGCATACGGATATATTTGTCACGGTTATCGTAGTTATCTAAATAACGATATAACACCTGACAAGTTGGGATTAACAAACCACTATGCAGATAATAATATTTAGAATGCTGCCATAGCGACACAATCTCCTTGATGCCATCAATTCGATTATCGGTTTTTATGTCATTATTTTCATCTTTGGGGGCAGAAAGGTCAGACATCAACGACAAATTATCCAACTCTTTAGCCCAGCCTTCAAGCGTTACAAACATATTGTTGAGAGCGGTAAAGGCTACGCGATGACAACCTTGTTCTCCATCTTCAATTTTTTTATCTGAAGCAGGAGCGAAATCTCCACTTCCAACGACATTTACGCCTGTACTATTTGCGCTGATAGCCATAATTTTTAGATAATTCGCCATTGCGTCATTGGCTATTATGCGCTGGGCATAATTTAGAAGTTCTGCGAATGGATCTTCAGTGTAAGTACCACTCATTACAGAAAGGAAAAAATCTTCTGGCGTTATGGAATTGTAATATTGACAAAGACGATTATAAAGTGGCGCACCTAACTTGTCGCGCAATAGGTCTTTCTCGCTATTGTCAAGAATACCTTGCAGAATGCTCACCTCGTCCACAGCGTTGCTGGGGTTGTGAAGGCGAAATTCTTGATTGGTTGTTATGAGCATTTTTATATTCTTTTTATGGTTCGTATTTGGGTAGATACTTATCCTATGTGATAGGAATGGGCATACCTATATGATAGGTTCGGGCGAAACTTTTCAAAACTTCGAACGAAGTTATTCCGACCCTTGCCTTGTCACACCTGTCTTTGAGTTGTCAAGCGTAGTCAATACTTCGCGGTCAATCTCCCAAACGAGATGTGGGTCAAGTCCGTTGAACTGGCTCATCACTTCGAGCGGACGGAGCATAAGTTGCTGCAATGGCGCAAACTGAATTTGCTTGACGAGGAAACGCTCGCGCAGGTCAGTACCGCCCGATGATGTCGCGTCGCCCGGTGTGTTGCCTATCAGCTTCGAGTCAAGACCCATAGCGAAGAAGATGATGGATGATATTTCCTGAAGCTCGGTCTTGTCTGCATTGGCTTGGTCGTTGGCTTTGCTCTCTATCTCCACAATTTCCCATGCCTTGTGCTCCTTACCGTCCAAGCCGGTGAACACGGAAGAGATGAGAGCCTGACCTGCGTTGTCGGGATTAGACAGCCAAGTGTTGATGTCGCTGAATACCTCCTGCTGAATCTGCGCCATCGTCTTGTCTTTTTTCTCGCCCTGCTGGGTGAAGAGCTGCTTGAGGTATTCTTGGTGAATATATATCACTCGGCCGATGATGTTGCTATTGCGCTTGCGCGTCAAGCGGTCGTCCACGATGGTAAAGGCATACTCAAAAATGCTTCCGGCAAAGATGCTGTGCCAAAGTGCATCGGCATAGTAAGGACCGCCAAAGTCACGCGGTGACATGATGAAACGCGTTGGGCGTTGCTTGCGGCCCACACGTGCCTGACGTGCCTCACGCACATGGCGCTGAAGATCTTTCACTGCCGTTGCCGTGGGCAGATAGGGCACTGCGGCTATCTTCAAGTCCTCCGGCTTCATGGCCGAAGTGGCCTGTGTGGAGTCGAGCCATTGGTTAGATGTGTAGGCGTAGTTGATGCGGTAGTTGCTATCCATGCGTTCCAAACGTGTGGTGAATATAGAGCGCGGCTTTATGCCTATCACCTTTGGTGTCCACTGTGAGGTGGGCACAGGCTGGCCGTCGTCGTTGAGCTGGCGTTGGTTTAGTTGGAGCTCAACAAAGCATTGCGACATAAGAGCCATATCACCAGCCATTGAAAGGTAAGTGTACATAAGGTCGTTGTCTGCCATGAACTGCTGAAGGAAGTCGTTGGTCTGTTGCCATGTTTCGAGGTCGCGTTTCAGAGCCTTCATCTCGTCAGAATCCTCCTGAGTGCCGTTGGCTGTCTTGACAATTTCTGTCAATGGGTCGTCGGTGGAGTTCTGCTGAGTATTTGCTTGTGCTTCGGCTTCCTTTGCCTTGAGGTCGGCTATCATACCACGGAGCAATACACCAGCCGTTTTAAACGGAATGCACTTCTCGGTGATATTGCCACCCACATACTGCGTATAACGGTATTTGGGTTTCGGACCATGCCCCACCAATATCTTTTTGATGAAGTCCACACCAGCTGCCGGGAATGGCGACATGCGCGAAAGGAGCCAAATGATGTTGGGCAGTATGTTGCCCACGCCCCATTCCATAAAACCCAGTCCGTTGGTGCCCACACCCTGTGGCTTGGCAAGGTTCTCACCACCACTGGAGGCAAATACCGTAGATATTTGCTTGCGTGCCGCACTGCCCGATGTACCACCCTCGGCTCTGGTCAGTTGCGAGAGAACGTAGTCTTGCCATGAGAACACCGTGCCGCCATCGCCACGCACCGGGGTAAACTCACTCGGCTTCACGGCGACATAGCCTTCGCTCTTCAGTTCCGCAATTCGCTGTTGGAACTGCAGGGCATTTCTGACTCTGTTTTTCTTCATTGTTGAGTTTGTTTGTTTTTGTTTTTGTTGAATTGTGGCTTTGTGCAAACGAAAAAACGTGCTGCACTCGGTTAGCCATTATTTCTTTCTTATCTTTTCCAATTCCTCATTTTCCTTGCTCAACCTTTCGAGGTGTTCAAGAACGAGTGAATAGGATTGATGGTTCACTTGATCCTCGGTAAGACCGGCATACTTCTGCATGGTTGCTGTCGTTGCCGTGTAGATTTCGAGCGGTGTGTTTGGTGCTTTCTTGTGGTTCACCTTCTGCACCTTGAATACATGGGGATAGCGTTTCGACAGGGTGTGCATAATGCCCGTCCACCAAAAGAGAATGACCTGCCATTGGGTATCGGGAAAGTTACGGAAGTACTGCGCGTTGTCCGAACACTGATTGCTCTCGTAATGAAAATCATGCTTTACGATGCCCGTGTTGGTGTCGATATACTTTGTCTTGGCATTGAAAATGGTAGCCAAGAACATAGCCCTTGCCAGATCCACGCTCTTCGCTTGTTTCATCATCTGCTCATCGGAGAACTTACCCATTTCCTGCATCCGTATGAGGTTATTGCTGATTTGCGTGTAGCTCTGCATCATGTCTGAGGCAAAGCGATATTGCGCCCATGAGAAACCGTCGAGGTCGGGAAACGCTCCTTGGAAGGCTTTCTCCATGTGCCACCATTTGCGCTTGCGCTTGATGGTGGGGTAGGGAAATGTGGTAAGGAATTGCTCGCGCTCATTGTCAAGCCAATCAAGCAAACCTGCGCCTTGCGCAATGTATTCTGCCGATTGCTGGTCGCGTGTCTTTGCCTTTGCCGAAAGCCAGTAGTTGATTTGCCAAAGGTAGAGCGAGAACGTTTCGCCATGCTTGCCATCCTTCAGGAAGCGGCAAGTGTAGTACTGCTCTTCCACCGGCACACGAGGATTGGGGCCCTCCACTATCTGTATGCCAGAGAGGGCAAAGAACATGGCGAGCTTCACGTTCTCCATAGAGAAAGGGTGATAGCGGTCTTGCCGTTGTATCTGTTCCTGCATCACGGAGGCAATTAGTTCGAGTTGTTCCGTGGTGCATTGGTTCCAGTGCTTGGGCAGCGTGAGGTTTATCTTCTTTACCATACTTGTGCTTTTTGTTTGCAGAGAAAATTCTTTTATGAAACAAAGATAGTGAAACGAAAATCCCCGATTAGGACATTCCCCTATTTCCCCTATACAACGGAAGCCAACCTGCGGCTATCCTAATGGCGCAAGTTGGCTTCAAAAAATCCTGATTAGGGAATAGGGAAAGGAGAGGGAAATAAAGGTTAAATTTCCCTATCCGTCATGGTTAGAGTGTGGCGTGAAGGGCTGTGTAGTCCCATATCTTCGTACAGTCATCCTCGGTCTGCCAGTCGGCATCACAGAAGTAGAAAAGATAGGCCGCCTTCAAAATTTCCTTGTCTTCCATGTTGGCGCAAAGGTCGGCATACATGGCGTTGAAAGCGACATACTTGTCCCAATCGTTCACTTTCGAGTGAAACTTCATGTCCTTTGTTGCTTCCAACACCTGAGCGCGAGTCCAGTGTGCGCCCATACCCACAGGCTCACCGTTCTCATCCGTCTTACTATGCACAAGGCGGTTCACATCATGGTTGGCAAACTTCTCCGAATAATGGCGGTCGTAGAGCACGGCGTGCTGGTTGCGCATGATGCGCCAGTACAAGTGTGGATTCTCGTTTTCAAGCATTGAGAGGTCGCACGACATACGCTCTATTGCTGCATACATCTTTTTCTCGGAAGCCACGCCGTGAGAGCGAGCCTGTTCTATTAGTTGAATATATTTCATTTTCTTTTATTTTTAACAGTTTGGACAAATCCCACGAAATCGGGGGATTATAGGCACTAAAGTAGCGAATATGTTAGGCCGTTGAAAGTTGTAAGAAACTTCCTCCAACTTTCTTTCATCTTTCTTCTTTTCCTTTTTCATACAGACGAGTGAATAAGCGTTGCAGACAGAGCAACAATAATACAAACCAGTTGGATAAGTATGCCATGACGATTGACAGCACCACAGCCACGACCACATCGCAATGGCAATAGAGCAGGGAGGCGAGCGCACTCCAGAATGTGAAGCATTGATTGCACGACGCAACCTTGCCCACGACCTTTGCCACGGCTTCCGCCAGTCCGAGGTGCTGGATAAGCGTTGCCGCTATCATGGCAGCAAGAGCTGTCAATATCATCATGGTCATGGTTATGCGGTTGTTATGGTAAGCGTCAGAGGGCAGTCGGACACGAAGGTTCGGGAGCAATCGCAACATGATATGCGTGCTATGCCGTTCTGTGCCGTGCCGACGGTAGCAGTTACTGCGCTTATTGCCGTCGCGCTGAACACGGGGATAGTAAAGTCCTGCGAGATTACTTGCGAGCGTGTGCAGCATGAGCCGCAGTTGCACGGAATGTAGCTCACCACTCCTTCAACATGTACTACCACAATATACTGTGAAGTGCCGACATTTGCAATACTCTTGATAGAAAACTTAGGTGCAAACACTGGTGTCTCGTCCACACAAGCAGGAGTGCAAAGCTGCTGCGTGATGTTGATGTCGTAATAAGGTGCTGTGGTGGTGGCTCCTACCGCAAGCGTGGCTGTTATGATAGCCGGGGTTGTTCGTTTGTTCATAATGCTTTTCTTTTTTAGTATAGCGACGATACTGGCCGCCGCTGTTGGGTTAATGACTTACGACGGCTTACTACGTCGTAAAAAGCGTAGTAAGTCGTAGATGATTATCTCTTCACTTGATAGCCTTCCGCCTTTTCGACAGGCAAGTTCTTCTGAAGCAAATCCGCCAGTTCGTCCAAATCTTCCTCGTCAAAGGTTATCATGCCTTCGAGAATGGATAGCGGTCCGTTGTAGCGCAACTTATCCACCACGTCGTGCGCCATTTGCGGTATGCTTTCTTCGGGTATCTGTCCGAAATACTTTGCGAGCATAGGCGTAACGAGCGAGTTGACCACTGGCTGAATGAGCGGTTCTATGTCCTTTTGCAGGGCATAACTACCGCTCACCAATCCGAGTGAGTCGATGGTGGCTTGCAACGACTGGAGCATGGGCAAACGCATAAGGTTGCTTGCGGCTATCTGCGAAATGGCCGGCCGTGCCCATTCGGACACGACCGCCGCCAAAATCTGAGAATTGGTGTAGTCCATATCTCCCGCCGATTACTGATTGCATCCACAGCCACAACCGCAGCCTGTCTGACATACGTTAGAGGAAGGAATGAACACCTTGGTGACACTCGCAAGAGATGCCACCTGCGACTTCAGCACGTCGATGTTGGCGTTGGCAGCAGCATTGTATGCCATCTGCTGTGCGTTGATCGCCTGCTGTGCATCCTTGTTGGCATCCACCTTGTTCTCCACCTGACGGATTTTTCCATCGAGATACTGAGTTACCTCCACCAACTTCTTGTCGGTGTAGTTTTCACTCTTCTGAATGGCGAGCTCCGTTTTGAGCGTACTGTTCTCTTGAATGAGGTTGGTCTCACTTTTAGTTACAAAGCGAGCGTCGGGGTCGTTGGGGTTAGCGGTCATGCCATTGCCTCGCCCAAGGTTGAAGAGCGACGCACCACCACCGAGCAGACTGGTAGCCAGTCCTGCAATACCCAAGCCGAGGGCCGTATTACCCAAGCCCTTGCTGGCAACATCATAGTTGCCGTCGTTAGTCTTAACTTGCATAGTGTTTTTGTGTTTGGTTGTTTCGTTCATTATTGAACTTGGTGCAAAGATAAAGACACGAACTGCGAAAATATAGGGAAGGCGATTAAGAGTGCTAATCAAGAAATTAGGGATTAGCAGATGGAATAGTAGAATAAGAAAACGACAAGCTACAGCGTTTCCTCGTAGTTCGTCAGATACGGCACCACCTCTTTCCGTATAATATCCAGAAATATCTGAGCCGACCGCTTGAACGGCACGTCCTGCATCCAATGGGCATTGCTCATAAGATTGGGCTCCAGTCCAGCGATAGGCCGTGCCACGAGTGTAGGGTGGTGTTTGAGGTAGAGCTTCGGCATAAATGATATATAGTTAGTCTGCTCCACAACGGCAAGATCCTCGTCAGGGTCGTTAATGATGCACTTCACTTTAAGTTTCGACAAGTCGCGGGCTATATACTGCTGAACCGTGTTGAACACCCTCTCGCCCACGTCGGGCATTATCACGTTGTGCAACAACAAATCGTCATACGTTACCTTTGCCTTGCTTGCCAACGGATGCCCTTTGCGCATGATGGCGTAGATATTAAATGGTATGCACGGCTCTGAATTAATACCCTCCCGCGTATATGCCGTGTTCATGGTGAAGGCAAGGTCTATCTGATGGGAGCGCAATATGCTGTTAAGGTTGCACGCCTTTGCAAAGTCGACATTCAGGCGCACACCGGGATAACGCTCCATAAAGATGACCGCAGCCATACGGACGTATGGAGCGATGAACGATCCTACACCTATGCGCAGTTCGCCAGTCATGCAGTTGTTCACGGCATTGATGTATTCCTTGCAGTCTGCAGTCTGCTTCAATATCTCCTTGGCACGAGGGAGTAACGCCTCGCCACTCTCGGTGAGTGCAATGTCGTGAGAGGTGCGGATGAGCAATTTGCAGCCAAGTTCATCCTCAAGAGCCTTGATGTGCTGGCTCACGGCAGACTGTGTGAAGAAACATCGTGTGGCGGCAATACTGAATGATTTGGATTCCGCCACAAACACAAAGGAACGTAAATGTCGTAACTCCATAGTTTTAGCGTTTAATTTATCTGATTGCAAAATTACATAAAATAAACGCTCGTTGTTTGTGGCTCATATTAGAAATGCTAATACGAGCATAAAAAATCCCGACATTCCAACCTTTATATATTATATATCGGCGGAACGTCGAGATTGCTATGTTCGGAAAAATGTTACACCCTTACGGAATGTGAGCGATTACTTCTTACTCTTATTTGCCGTTGTGCTTTCCTCTGTTTCGCTTTCGCTGCTGAAGAAGTCTGCATCGGCATTGTCGAGCGACTGTTTAGCGGGTTCTGTCTCGCTCTTTGTGTCAGACCCGCTGACTATTCCCCCTTGTTAGCGCGGAGAGAATCCCAACCGTTCTCAGGCTCTGGAATCTCATAACGTCCGTATTTTGTGGGTTGCAGAGAACCCGACAGTTCCACATGACGTTCATCGTCGGCCTTCTTGCCCGTGTCGCCCTTAATGCCACCCGAAGCATACTCAAACTTGTGCTGAGCGTCGTACACTATGATACTCTTCTCGCCATCCTGGATGATGTAGCCAAGGTCGAGGTTGTTCAGACCACGAGCAACTTCTGCTGTCGCTGCATCTACGCTTTCAAGCACGTAGTCGAGCTGCTGCTTGAAACCTTTGCGGGGACCAAGCGACTCAAAAGTGTGTCCCTGACTACTCTCCTTACACTCGAATTTGAAAAGACCCTTACCTGTTTTGAACGACTCGGAGGTCAGAGCAGGATAAACGTCCTTTTCTGCCTTCAAAGGAGCCTTGAGGTCGGCCTTGTTGAATATATAGACGTTGACACTAAGACCACCAAAATTCTCCAAGCATTGATTTGCTGCGAGAATATCCATGATTTCAGGACATGTTGCTGTTACTGCCATAATTGTATCGTTTTTGTGTTTATGTTATTAAAAGGAAAAGGGTGGCGGTTGGCTATGTTCGGTCGGGTCAAGTTACCCGTCACCCTGGGATTTATAGAAACATTAAAAACCGCCTCGCGGGATTAGCTGCCCTTCTTGAAGAACGCTGTCAAGCCCATGTTCATGCCAGAGGCAGTGAGCTGAATGGTCTTTTCGGTAGAACCGTTGTTCCAAGATACGAACTTGTAGGTTGCGCTGTCCTCGGCTACGAGGGAAATAATCTGGTTAAGAGTAGTCTCGACCGGAGCCTTATACTCTACACCGTTCACCTTAACCTTTGCATCGATCTTGCCTGTGTCTGCGTCAGCATGGGCAATGGTGACAACAAGGTTAGAGTTGGTGTAGTCGCCCGACTGGAAATCTGTGCTCTCAAGCGAACCGTCGGTGATGGCAAACGAATGTGCCAGCGTTGACATCACCATCGCTCCCTGTATTGACTGGCACTGGAACACAACATCTCTCAAGTCATTGTCGGAGCCAAGGGCCACGTCAACAAAGGTCTGGTTGCTATCAGTGTCAACAGCGTAGATAAGGTTGCCCTCTACCGAGAAGATGATGCGGTCGCCTACACCCATGCCCTCAACAGGCGCGATGGTGAGCTTAGGCAGCTCGGGGATGACGTAGTTACCACCGTCCACAACGTCGAGCTTGTGTGTGCCGTATGACTGGAGAGCGTAACCGTCAGCAATGTTGATGGCTGTCTCGGGAGTCATATAGGCGTAAACCTTCTGACGACGCAGACGTGGGTCAAGGCTCATATAAGCATCGCGGAAGTTTTTGTAAGCCAATGAGTCGGTAGAGTTGGCAGGAGCCGAGATAGCCTCACAGTGAATGAGGTTGTGGTTAGCCTCGCTGATGATGCCATCCTCGATGTCATGCTTGATGCAAGTGATGAAACCGTCGTAAAGGCCCATTGCCTTCTTCTCTTCTGATGCGCCCACAACGTCGTTGTCGATGTCGCCCCACCAGAGGTTGTTGTAAAGGTCGTCGGCGTGAGTCTTGATAACTGCTTCCACTGCCACGGTTGAGAGAGGATAAGCACCCTGTGCGTCTACACCGAATACTGTCTCACAATATCGGTCTATATTATCTCTTCCCTTAAACCAGGCGAGCTTGGCAGTCAACACACGTTCCTTGAGGAATCCGATCGTACCGTCCATGCTCGGGTTCATGTCCTTACGACGGGTTGTGCCACCCTTGCGGATGAACACGTTCATGGTGCGCTTGTACTGGATGCCGCTAATGGTCTTGATGCCAAGACGCTTCATCTCCTCGGGATTAGCAAAAGCAGGACCCTGCACTACACTTGCGAATACCTGGTTAGCCACTTCCTGAAGTGCGCTGATACCAATAAAATTTTTTGGTGTTGCCATAGTCTTGTTTAATTTTTGTGTTGGTTGTGTTTTGTAATTGTCTTTGTTGTTGTGTTGTTAGAGGATGCCGTTCTTACGCTTGTATTCCTCGATGGCTTTCTTAGAAGCTACGGGGTCGGCATCGTTCCATGTGGGATAGCCTGTCTGAGCCTTCTTGATGTTAGCTCCCTCGCCATTGTTCTTAGGAGCATTGCCGGCGTTCGGCTCAGTGCCGGCATCGTTTGTCAGCTCGTCAATCTGAGCCTGCTTGTCGGCAAGCGACTGCTCGGTTGTGGCGAGTGCGTCCTTAGCGCTCTGAAGGTTTGCCTCGGTCTCAGTCTTAGCGGCTGTGAGTGTGGCAATCTCCTGGTCCTTTGCCTCGGTGAGAGTTTTCAACTCTTCGTCCTTCTTGGCAATAGCATCAGTGTGGGCGGTGTTGAGCGTTTCAAGTTCTTTACTGTGCGCTTCGTTAGCGTCGGCAAGAGCCTTTTCTGCGTCTGCCTTGGCTTCGTTGGCTGCGGTTAACTGTGCAGAGAGCTCATCAAACTTGCCCTGCAATTCTGCGAGGGTGTTCTCTGCGGTGGTGGCTTTCTGCTCGGCATCAGTCACCTTCTGCTCGGCTTCCTTCATGTGGGCTTCGAGGTTGTCAAGAAGCGAGGCGTTCATATACGCGCCCTCTTCCGTAACGGCAATCTCGCCAGCCTGCAATCCGCAAGCGTTGCAAATAAGAGGATATTTCTCCATATTTATATTTGTGTTTGTGTTGGTTGCTGTAGTGTCGTCCTTTGGCCTTGAATCATCGTCCGCAAGAAAACGGTTTACAAGCTCGTCAAGAGTTGACTGTCCGTCGTTGAGTATGCCTTCAACATCCTTTGCCTCGAAGGTAGCTCCATGCAGATGCTCGTCGGTGACATTCGGACGGTGGGCCTTTACGTCGGTCATAAACTCCTCGCAAATCTCGTCAAGGTCTTTCTGCAATTCCTCGTAATCTCCCTTGGCGGCATCACGATACCATTTGTTCTTCTCGTAGCTCTGTGTGGCGTAAATCTCATTCCAAGTTTCGTTTGTGTAGGCGTTCTTCTCGCCAGACAACATAGTGTAGAAGCCTCCCATCGCGCCGATAGAACCGAAACCGTCCTTCACGTTCATGTAGTAAATCTCGTCGCAAAGCACAGCCAGATACATAGCAGCCGAATAGCAAGTGCCATCCACAAAGGCAATTACCTTCTTGCCCTTTGAGTGGGCATAGTCGATGGCATACTTATAGTCGGGGATGGCATTTGCCGAACCACCACCGGAGTTGATGTAAACGATGATGCCCTTACACTCCTCATAGTCGGAAGTCTGTATCATCATATCACGGAAGACGATTGATCCGTATGAGCAAGCATCGCCATTACGGGTAATCGGACCGCAGACGGGCAGCACGGCTACAAACTTGTCTGCCACCTTCTCGCTCGGTTCACGTCCATTGCCTTCATCTTCGCTTGAAGACATTGAGAATTGCAACTTCTCGCCATTGGCAGTCATACCAATAGCGTATGCCATGCGCTTAACGGTCTGCTCCGCAGTAAGGGCAATGCGTCCGGCAATGTTCTCCTGTATGCCAATGCGAAGAGCATTGAGCATCGGCGGGTGCATCATCCAATACTTAGTAGTGGAGAGTTCAAGGAGTGTAGTTATCATCTGAAAAATAGTATTTGTATTGTTATCCTGTACAATCCCTTTACCTTCGGGAAATGTCCTAAAATTGTCTTCTGCAAAAGTAGTAAAGCAATAAGCCCAAATAGGGACAAAAAAATGCCGCTACTCTCGCGAGTAACGGCATTCCTACGATGTATTTTCAAAAGAAGTTCTTAGCTTTCCTGTATAGTTATAGGTATGAAGTCTGACATCGACTTCATGGATATTGTGAGCGATACTTGCTCACTTGTCTGCGTGGTACTGGTGTTTGCGTTGAAGGCGAATGTGCTTGGCAGGGAGTAGCACAGATAGAAAGTGCCATCCTCACGCTTCAGCACAACATAGTAATCATCACCCTCAATGGCGATTTTCCGTTGCGTTTCACGCACATTTTCTTTACCTTCGGTTATTGTCGCACTTATTTCCAAGGAAAAAACGGTGCCATTGCCGTTTCTTGCCGGGGTTGACTTCGCCGAGAGCGTATCCGCCACGACGTAGGTTTCTCCGGCTGTGGCGATATGCAGGAGCGCATCGCCAAACTTGCAGTTGTTCATACTGAGTATCTGCGCCACGGCAAACGGCACGGGCAATACGGCATTTACCGAGGAGTAGATATAGGCATCGGTTATACCTTCGAGGAATCTTTCCTTGCAATTTTCGGGTAAAATCATACAATTCCTAATATAGGGTATTTTTTAACTTATTTTAATCTCACAATTAACATATATACACAATATTTATTCAATCCATTGAAATTCATCAATATGGTGTTTTCGTTCATCTGTGTCTTCGTATTGCATACTAAGACAGGAATACGACTTGAAGAAGTTATGCTCCGACCTAATCCAGCGTTCCACCACACGGCGCATATTGTCCTTTTCTTCTGTCGATGGTTCAATGCCATAGCGCATAAGAAAACGTTCCAGCATGGCTGCCTTGCTCCGGGCAATAATTCGTCCGTTGGAGGTGCAGTAATCAAAAGTTGACAATGACCATTCCACCACGCTACGCTTGAAGTCGTTATTGAGCAATTCAATCAACTTATATATGCCGTGTCGGTCAAGATTCCATGTAGGAGTAACCAACCGCACGGTGTCCACGACCTCAATCTCGCTTGGCAGTTTCAAGCACAAGTAATCCTCGTTTGTACTCTTGCTGTAATCCTTGTAGCCATTGAGTCGTTGCACCTCTGCAAAGGTAAGGTATTCCCTGTTGTCGCGTTGCACCAAAACATCACCACCGAGCGGATGTCTACCGTTCATCATGTTCTGCCATTGCTGATGCGAAAAGCATTGCGTGTTCACCTGCTGCATCACGGCACTGGCATTAGAGAGCGAGTTACGCATAACGAAATATTCAGGCATGAAAGCATTGAACACCACAGGCTCGTTCTTGGCAAGCGTGTGGTCGGGGTCGCGATGACGGAAGTACTGACAGCGGCTTATGGGTAGCCGAAGGTAGATGTTGGGCATGATGATTATTTTTTATAAATGTCAGCGTATGTTTTCAGCACAGCATCGGTGATGGTAAATGAGTAGTCGAGAGCATTCTTGTTGTCCACCTTTCCGGTGAGCTTGTCTATCATTTGCGTCTGCTCGCTATTCAGGTTGAAGGCAAGGGCAGTGGCATCGATATAGGCTCCTCCCGACTCGGTGCGCTTAATAAGATCCTTTGCCAGGTGGCGGTCGATACGGAATATCTCATGAAGGGCATTCGCCATGTCATCGGCTGTGTAGACTGGCAGCACGGGATGTAATTTACGGTATTTATCAGTATAAGTCTTCAGTCGCTTGGTGAGATACTCGTTAATGGAATCGGAGTAATCGAAGTAGAGTTGCGCTTCGGGCTTGTCGGCATCGCCTGAACGTGTGGATTTGAAGAAGCCTCGCAGTTGGGTCAGTACCTGCTGAACCGCATCAAACTGGTTAAACTCTATCGTGTTGCCAAACACCGTGCGCATATCCGACTTCACATCCACAAGCACACTCTCCAGCATATCGGCAAGAAAAGTGATCTTGTCGAGGTTGGCTGCCAGCTTATTGATGTTGTCGCGCATACCCGGCTTGGAGTAGTCCACATAATACTTCAGCAGATTAGAAAAGGAAAGAAAGTCGTAACATTCATTCGAGTGCAGGTTGATTTGCACCATAGCGGCAAACATCACGTCAGCCAGTTTGCGGTCGCGCTGCTGAATGGCGTGTGCAAGAGCTATCATTTGCTGGGAGCCAGCCGGAATGCGTGCCGCCGACTTCACCAGGGCGTTACGCTTCTCTACGCCTTCGGCAAAATCGGGATTGGCAAAGAGCACTTTTAGTGCCTCTGTATATTTGTCGGCGGGCACGTCTTTGAAGTTGAACGTGTAAATAGTGGGCTGCGACTGTATCTTTGCGATACGCCGAGCCTCACTTGCCGGGGTAGGTTTGTTCTTCTTATTCATGGGTGTTATATGGCTTGTTTATCATAATCGCTATTATTGTCAATATTTGCTGCAGTAATTCTGGTAGCCTTTGAACCACGAAACAGGCGCAGAATTGATGCAATGAAACTCGTCTATTTCGTCTGCCGTGAATGGGCAGTCTTTATGAACTCGGCGTGCCATCAGCGATTGTCTCCGTTTCCGTCTATAACTCCTCTCTGCTGACGCGACTGCAACTTTTCAAGATTTTGTCGGCAAACATCCTCCAGACTAAAACCGAGCACGGAGCATACTCCGGCTATCTGCCACATCACATCACCACATTCCTTCTTAATGTCATTGATTTCCTTCTCGCTCATATTGTGGAAGGTCTGGGTCATGATAAGCTCTCCGTTCTTGTCACGGTCGCTTGTTCCGATGAAGAGCTTGCTTTTGCGAATGGCCTTGGCGAGCTTGGAGTGAAGTTCGCCAACCTCTCCAGAGAGGTTCATGGTCATGTAGGCGATGTTGTTGCAGGTAGGCATGCAAGTCGTCATTGCCTTGTCTTGATATTCGTTTAATGTTAATTTTGGCATAATATGTTAGTTTAAATTTCAAAATCGGGTAAATACACACGCATTCGCTCCAATATTTTGTTGCGTAACTGTTCTGCCACCAAATGCGCATTAGGATGCGGTTTCCCGGTTGTGCCGTGATAGCGAAGGTTGATGATTTCCTTCCATTCGGCAATGGTGTAAGTATATGCCACCACCGTGTAAGTATCAAGAGGCAGAACGCCACGGGCATCCTCGGGCTTCAAGCCCGATTTCAGCAAACGATTGTAGCCCCATTCGCACACTCGGCACACGAAACTATACACCATACGCTGCCAACGCGTGCCGTTAAGATACCAATACGGACGGGCTATCTGCACGCCGCCCTTCTTCTCAAGGTTGCAGTAGCGTGTGCTCTGCTCGGCTATGCTGTTGGGCGATTTGCGGTTCAGCTCACGCGACGTGCTTATCTGGGTAGTAATGACAAACGTCATACGGAGAATGGCAAACACATCATCACAATTATGTTTCAGTGCCTTCTCTATAAATTTATCTTCAGAGACAACGTAAGGTTTTAAGGCATCAAAAAGATTACCATTCTCAAGCAAAAACTGCATATTCGCGCTAATCCACACCTTGTGGTCTTTAGTCGCATAGTCGATATAGGGAGATGCGTACAGATAAACCCAGATGTAGTTAGGGAAACCCTTTTCGTTGGGCATGAAGAAATACATGGTGCCATGTCGGTACATCGAACGGTGTCCTCTTTCCCAGAAACCTTTGCAACGTTCTTCGTCGCGCTTCTGGATGAACGCTTCCACTTCCTCTGCCGACATTCCTTCATCCGGCTGCTTACCTTTGGCCTTGTAGCATATTCTTCCCACTCGTGCAATGTGTCGCGCCATGTTGTCCTGCCGCCACCACTCCACCGAACTGTTTATTAATTTCATTGCTGATGAATCTTAGTTTATTGTTTAGGGTATATATCATAACAGCCTAATATTGGTCTTTATCCCAACTCTTTACTTCCTTAATTAAGAGGTTGATGTCCTCTTTTGACTGAGTGGAAAGTACATCATTAGTAAGAGGAGTATTGTAAGTAATTTCTCCATCATACAAGATAGCCACCTCAAAAGTATCCGCAGTGCAATAGGCACCTTCACCATTTATTACCGACAAACCATAATCATTAGGGAATCGGCATTGCGCTATCTTTCCACCTCGGTTATTAGGATGACTGTAAAACTTCAAATCATCAAAGGTGTTGACATCCGTCTGTTGCTTAACTTCTTTTTTCATAATGCTCTATATTTTATATTGTTCAGTAAGATTAAAGGGGTCGAGTTTCTCCCTGATAAATGGTATAGTACAAACAATTTGCGCTATCTTATAGCGTAAGTCTTCTTTCGATACATCTCCATCATTAAATATTTTGCGGTCGAATTTAATCCCCATAGCTGCTTTCAGACGATCCACATCCCGTAATATCCGCGAGAGCTTGACACCTCTTGCCAAACGCGTTACAGTAGAACTTTTGACGTAAAAGGAATAAGTCTGAATTTCGGGATGCCTTTTCTTTATGAACATCAATCCGGCTTCATCCACCACATAGATAGCTATATCCTTGATTTGATCTACCATAGCCCAATATTCATAGCCACCATACTGTGTATATGCTAACACATCGGCAGCACCCGTGCTCAACCCTTTTACAAAATGGTGCTCTCTGCCGTCCTGTTCCCCCTCACGCATAGGACGCGTGGTATAGGAACAGATAATAGGCCAGTCTGTCATTTCCGACATTATCCGAGCTATAGTGTCCTTACCTACCCCACTGGGGCCTGTTATAGTTATAAGTTTCATTTAACGTTTTTTGAAATTTTGACATTAAAAATCAGTAAGCAACCAGTAAGGACGCAGTGAGCACGCAGTGAAGAATCATAGACCAACCGTAAGCCATCCGTAAAGGACGCATAGAAGACGTTTTAGGTAAAATTCTTTTCGGGTTACTGCGTCTACAAATGTTAAAAGGAACATATATCCTAATCGTTTCCGTCGCTTCAATTTGTTCTTCCATATATTTCCCGCAGCTCTTCACGTGTAAGAAAAATGTCACTCTTATGACACATTTTTATGAAAGTGTTTTCTGTTACTTTCGGATAATTAGCAAACTGCGGCCACGCCTTTCTTAGCTCCGACTCACGACGAGCTTTAGAATCTGGTGGCCGAAAACGTGATATACGTCTCCACATATCCAGTCCTGCCACATGGTCTATACTATATAAAGATATGCCGCACTTCACCCACTCTTCGTAATTACCCATAATGTCAATACCTTTTGCCTCTATTTTACTCACAAGACGCTGAGCCTTGAGGTAAACAATGTCGGGAGTATCATCCTCCCAAGAACATTTGCGATACCCAGAATAGCAACCCGAAACACCATTCGATACGTGCGAAAAGGTTCGATGATAACACGGTGTAGGAGTCAACTCCACTCCACTTACATCAAGCCCCTTATACGGCATCACCTTTTCATTGATATATATATGCTCAGGATCATCCCACGACGCAAAGCGTACACGCCCAATATTACTACACGCCTTGTCAAGCGTGATGCCCAGAGCTGCATATTCTTGTAACAGAGCTTTAAACTGTGACTTATGGCGGTCCGGATAGGCAAGACGCACCAAACCGAAATATCCAGTGCCCGAGCATGACCGCATAAGCAGACCTATCTCCGAACGGAAACGACACACCTTACGAATGTTCTCGAAGTTGCTCAGTTGAGTGTTATCTGCCAAGTCGATGTCGATGGCGAGCCATCCGGTATGCTGCTTTAGATGGCTCTCGCGTCGGCTAACCTTCTTGATATACTTGCGGCCATCCTTGGCGATACACTCATCATCATACAATGCGAAGAGACCGCTCAACGTGGCTCCGGGTAACCGTTTCTTTGTGTCTATGTACTCCGGCATCTTTTTTGCCTTGTCGCCAAACTCCTGCCGCATGGCGCGAAGTTTCTCGACACAAGGCTTCCACCTGTCCGACAGACAAAACTCCCGGATAGTCATCTGCTGAATGCACTCACCTGTCTCCTGATCTACATATCGACCTTCATTGTCAAGTGCGTCAGCATATATGGAACATAGCTCGTCGAACATATCTTTGATACTCAATACTTATTTCGGTTACAAAATTAATATATATATTCGTAATATCAAGATTATAACCAATAAACTTTGACCTTCAAAGATTAATTTAACATTTATGCCATCAGTAGGCGATTCCATATATCAAAGAATTGGAGAAAGCCTACCAAAAAAAGGGGATAGTAAAAGTTTAAAAGTTGGACTTTTGCTGTTTCCTTTGTCCATTTTTGCCCTCAAAAGTTCAAACTCTAAATTTCAAATTTGTAACATAACTCGCAAAAAGTCAATTTTAACATTCTATTGTCTACTCTGCGTCCATGCTTTATCCGCCATTTGTTAGTTTTCAAAATTCACTTTTCTTTTTGATTTCTAATTACTTAAATACTAAAAGTTCAAAAATTTAATTATTTTACTTAGGTTTATATACGCATAAAGAAACAAATATTATTGAAATATAGTATAAAACAGCCAAAAGTACGCAAAAAAAGCGCTTTGCTTCTATTCCATATCTGTCGTAAGTCATTAATATACCATTGTTTACGGCATAGCCGTGTATGCTACACACTATATGTTTGAGGTTCGGGGAATTTGAATATAGGGAAAAATAAAAATGGTCGGAAAATATATAATTGAAACTAAAAATGAGGTGATTTATGGACTTTAGAACTTTTACGGACACGAAATAGGGTCTGAATGTCTAAAAAAACCGCTACGTTTCTCAACGGAGCGGCCTTAAACCTAATCAGCTATTATGGCTAAAGAATTGTTGCCTGTATAGTCATGCTTGGCTTTCTTTTACGATTTGCCTTTCATAAACTGATTGGCTTTCGTCATACTGTCGTAGAGATTGCCACGGCCATACATATCAATCTTGGCGGAGATAGGTTCGTTAAGACGTTGCAGAAGGGCGGTTACGGCTTGCAGGAGAGCCGCATTGCTTGCGGTGGCGTTACTTATCAGCTCGTCAGTTGCTAACGCGCCAGACGAAAGATTACCGACAGACTCACTCACGTTGCCTTCATCAAATGCTATTCGAGCCGCATTGCGTCCCGAATAGTTGCGGTCGTAATTGACGAGTGCCTTCAGCAAGGACGGGTTGTTCATCATCATTGCCTTGGTCGTCTCGCGGCCTACAACAAGCTCTGGGCCATTCTCTGCCACGAGGGACGGCCGTCCGTTGATGGTGGTGGCAGTGGGGCGCGTGAGGAGGTTGACACCGGATTGCGGCACATTGCTTTGATCCTCTGCCCAATAGATTTCACCATTATCGCCAACAAAGGGCTTCAGGTCTTGCACGTTACCACTATCGTAGGTAAGCATGCCGGACACGAGTTTTGTATTCTTTGTGCTTGTGCTTTTTCCCTTGCTCTTGCCGCCAAAGGCCGCATTCAAGCCCCACTGCATCAAGCCAGTAAGGATAGCCATGACGGAAGCGGCGGCAATAGGGCCAGCGATAGGACCAAGGAACTCGAAACACTTGCCAATAGCACCAACAATAGAGAATGTGTTTTCGGCTTGTGCCGTGTCCTTGCTTTGCTCAACAACAGCAGCATCATTCTCCTGCTTCTTCTGGAAGGTTGTGTTTAAGCCTGTCTCAACAATAGCGTTGGTGGTGTTCTGCTTCACCTCTTCCAACTTCGTTTGTTCCTTGCCAGCATCCTCAGAAATCTTTGTAATATTCTTAACGCCTTTCTCGTTTATTTTTTCTCGCTCTTTGCTTCCCTTCCTATTCTCTCTTGTAAGTTCACGCTGATGTTTTTTTTCCTCTTTAAGACGCTTTTTTCTCTCTTTTTTCTCTTTTTTGTCATTATTGTTACTATGAGCACTAAAATCAGTATTCACAAGTTCACCAATCACACTACCCCCAACACCCGAAACAACATCAGATAAAGAAATGTTCCCAGTAGCCAAATCAGCAACATTTCCACCTACTTGACCTGCAATATCTGCAGTCTCTTGATTATACTCATCAAGAGTGCCATCAGGATGACGCTTTTTCCAAGCACGAGGCACTGCGGGCTGTTCATTAGCTTCATCTTTTTCCTGATCTTCCGATATATCAGTAAAAAGAATAGAACCGCTTCTATCGTTCTCTAAGACGTGGCGCAAAAAATCCTCTTCATGGTCATTCACATAATCTCCTTGAGGAAACTCCTGATTAACGCCATACGTACCATCCGGATTCTGCACTATTTTTCCAGTCGGAGATAACGGAACGGCTTGGGGCTGTCCATTCACTCGTTCCGGAATGCCATTTACCATTCGCACCCATACAGGGTTATCTGCAGTGCCTATATTTCTAAAGTTAGCAAAAAAATCCTCTTCATTACTTGGTAATATTGTTTTCGCATTGGCACGCGCTTCTTCGATACCCGGCTGCGCCTTTGCCAGACCCCCCTTAGCTGCGGCATCGTTGATGGCTTTCCACATCTGCGTGTTCACATCGTTGAGTGCCATTTTTCCCCACGACTCCAGCATAGATTTGAGGGCGTTCTTGATAGCCTTATTTGCACTCTCGGCATCATGGCGCATTTCTGCGAGAGCCTGTCCTACGGCACCACCGAAATCCTCAATAGGTTGCACAAGTTCCTTCATCTGCGAGAGGCGCGACTTCATGGCGGTTGCCATTTGATTGGCGTAATTCAGTTCGGCTTCCTGGCGGGCACGTTCCGCTTCATCAATGAGCTGCTTGTTTCGAAAGTTGGCTTTCACATACTCGTAGTAATCCTCCGCTGCCTGCATACGAGCCTTCATCAACTCCACCTCCGGGTCGGCGGTGAGGTCTGCCAGCCCGAGGTTTGACAGAAGGTTGGTGCGCTTGCCGAAAAGATTACTCTCATGCTGAATCTTGCGGATACGCTCCTGCTGGGCAATGTTGCGCTTATTTACCGCCCACATTTGGTCGGCAATTTTTTTCGCCTTATCATATTCGCGTTTCTCAGCCTCAGTGTAACTATCCGTATATTTGATTAGCTCAATATAAAGTGCTTTCAAACTCTGCGCATTAAGAGAAGTGAAATCAAATCCTTCATTAGCAACAGACAAATATGACAGAAACTCATCATGGAATGTCTTGCTCTCAGGATTCAACTTATACAACTCAGCAACAGAAGAACGCGCCTTTTCGGTCAAAGCGTCAAAGGCTTTGTTCATTGTTGTTAATCCTTCAGAAGTATCCTCCTTTACATTCTTTGCAGGATTTAAGAAACCGAGTTTGTCAAAATTACTGCGAGTCTCACGATTTACCGCACCCGTGTAGTCATTCTCATTGAGTATCTTCTGTATCTCACGTTGCTGCGCAAGCAACTTCTCAGCGGCTTCGCGCAATTCTTTTGATCCGTTGGCAAATATCTGGTCAAGCAATGCACCAAGGTTCTCGGCAAGCGTCTGATTATTTTCACGCGATAAATCACCCGACAATTTTTCAAAGAGCGCATGAAGCTCCTTAATATCAGATTTACCCATCGCCTCCAACAACGCCTTAGAAGTCTCATCGTTCTTAACAAGTACATCATTCGGCATTTGTTCCAAAAACTTTTGCCAACCGTCACCAAGCGTGGTAATAGACTGGCGAGCAGTGCCAAGCGCAGTGTTCATCTGTGCGTCTAAGTGGTCAAGCATCTTTTGTTGCTGACCCTCACTCACCTTCTCGCCATCGGCATTCATCTGAACAACCCACTCCAAATACTTTCTTTTCTGCTCCTCATAGAAAGCCTTTATGTTAGCAACGAGAGCATTAGCACGCGCCTTCGCCTTCTGCTCCTCTCTTTCATCCTCGTCATCACCAGTACCTGTATGACCTCCGGTACCTGTATGACCTCCGGTACCAGTACGACCAGTATGCCCACTATGGCCATTACCTCCAGGAATATTCAATTCCTCTACACCGCCAGTAGTGGAAAGAATATAATCATCCATCGATTTTCTGACGGGTTTATACTTTTTATCAACAGCAATACCCGCATTATTGGCAGCACGTTCCTGGCGAACATAAAGCAAAGCATTATATAGTCGAAAATCAGCCGCCGAAAAATTTCGATTCACAGGTTCCCGCCCCTGCTTTATATAAGTCAGAACCTCCGGCAAGTTTTTTGCGCCAAATCTCCTGGCAAGTTCTTTTTCGATCGCGCCCATGGACTTATTATACGTACTTTTCGTATAGGCTTGCAGCATCTCCATCCCAAAACCAGCAGGAGCAATCGTCCCATATTCGTTTAACCTGTCCAACGCCCAAGCAACTCGAGGTTTTACAAACTTATCCCTATCCTTTTGCTCCATCTCTAAGTATATCTTTGCACGAATAGCTTTTGCCGCCTCACGATAAGATGCTGCCAAGTCTTTCACCATTCCATTTTCTTTCTGAAGTTTCCTGAAATAGATACCAAACTTGTCGTTATACACCTTAATGGCCGCTTGATATTCCAAAGAGCCTTTCTTCGCTCTTTTAATAGCCCCATAATAAGCATCCAACTCAGCAACAGATTGATTTACCTTGTCGTTAGCAGCATCCAGCGACCGGTCGAATTTTTCCATCGTTTTCGTAGCATCATCCGTCTTTTTCACAAGACTATAAATCCACACACCGAGTTCGGCCACGAGCGAAATAGCAAGTCCAATTACATTTGTCTTCATGGCCAAACTCAAAGTTCGCCACGATGCAACCAAGCGAAGCATCGACATGTGGCTGCCCATAATCGCGCTGCCGAGAAGCGTAAAGAAACTCACGATACCACTGCCCGACACACCTATCATCAACGGCAACAGTTTAGAGAAAGCCCACACCAAGCCGCGAGTACCCATATAAGCCACCAGTCCGGGAAGTATTGTAAGCAACATGGATATGGATTCTTTCAACTCCCACATCAGTATTTTAACTGAAAGCAAGAATGGCTGTGATTGTGTCAACGTCTTTGAAAAGTCATACCACGCCTTTGCTATTTCCTTCACGGCATCAATACCTTCAGGATTCACAAAAGCCTTTTCCCACATATTATTGGCCCGCTCAACAATAGCTTGCGCTGTCTCTTGCTGTATGGCGTATTCCTTTTGTACGGCAGTAGCATCCTCATAAGCTTCGCTTGATTCTTGCAAATGCGATTTTAGCACATCCACATTCTGAGCCATCGTCACGATAACACTCTTCAGGCGCTGGCCGTCAGAACCAAACTCTTTAAAGTATTCGTCCATCGAATTAAGGTTCTTATCGCTCACGCTTTCAAGCACCTTTACCAATGCCTGCATGGTCTGTCCTTTCTCCATCATGCCCTTCAATGAGTCCTCTTGCATACCGAGCATTTTTTCTATCTCGTGATAGTTGCTCCACAAACTACTTATCAGCTTACCGAAAGCAGTACTTGCCACTTCGGGCATTAACATCAAAGAGTCACTGGCAGAGGCAAGGCCTAAAAGTTGGTCGCTCGTAATATGCGACACCTTAGAAAGACCCGTCAGTCGCTTTGCAAATTCAAGGATATTGCCGCCGTTGGCCGTAGAGGTAGAAGCCAACTTGAAGATAGAACTTGAAACGGCGTCAAAAGCATCGCTGATGTTTCCACCATGTTTCTCCACCTCGCCCATTGTCTCCACAAACTTTGACAATGTAAGCATGGCATCATCGCCCAAATCCTCCTTCAAGGCCACATTCACACGGTCGCTTGCTTTGGCAAATTCAGCCAACCCTTCAGCTCCATATTTTCCCATGCCCATACGAGAACCCACGTAGGCCAACTGTGTTAAGCCCTCGAGCGAAGTTCGGCTGTCCACCTTTGCCAACTGACGCGACAAATCATTGACCGACGCCATTGAAAGGTTGCTTACTTTACGAACGTTAGCCAAAGAGTCGGAATATTTTAAATTTAGCGTGAGAATATCTGTCAGCTTCGATTTTATCATATTAAACGCACCAAACAATCCGACGTATGCCGTAAGATTTTTCAAAGCGGTGCTCCATGCCCCACCCTGCTTACGTATAGCCCCTGTATTCTTGTCAATCTGCGCCTGTAAAGCCGCAAACTGTTGCCGCAGTTGTGGCAGTTTGCCAGAAGATTCTGATGCTCTTGCTATTTCACGGCGCACAGCTTGTAGGGCAGCACGTAACTGCTTTGTGGAACTACCCGCAAGGTTGCGTATCACCTTGTCTATCAGTTGCGTGTCGCTAATGTTTTCCTTCAGTTGCTTGCTCAGTTGTTTAGACACAGAAGCAAGTTCTTTTGCCTCCCTGGTTTCGCCTTTTCCTTCGGCCCTCAACTTCTCGAGCTGGCTATTCAACCCTTGCAAATGGCCCGTGAGCGTCTTGATCATATCGTCGGCAGACTTGCCATTACAGGTAATGTATATTTCTCTGCGAGTTTGTTTACTTGCCATAATCTTATCGTTTAAATATTGTTATCCTATAATCTCGAAAGGCTTTTCCGTGATAACCGTAGCTTTCAGGAAGCGTGCCTCCAAAGACAATCCATAAAAATTCATCAGATAGTTTTCCATCCTGCGCTGGATGGTACGAGCCTTAAACATAATTCCGGGACGGTGGGTTTCGCCCAACGATGGCACCCAGCTACTGATATACCGAGTGTTAGGACGGGCTTTCTTCCTTCGGTTTATATCATCATAAGCGCCCCAGATGCCCACACCCATATCGGCAAACTGCATGTGAGCTATATGCGAAATGCCCACAGTGACATTGTTCGGGTTGGAAGCATTGATAACTTCGGCTCTGATGCTCGCATAACCTTCTCCAGTAGAATACCACACGTCCTTATCAGGATGTAACTGTGCATAGGCTTTTCTTCTTTCATTCTCGTCAAGCCAACCTTTGTAAATTTCGGCAGGGTAAATGCGCTGCGTTTGGAAATTGGCGCGAAGTTCATCTTCTGCCTGACGCATCCATCCACCAACAACCTCATTAAGAGGCTTTGGAGGTTCATATATTTTTATTGCCATTTCTACTTAAAATAAAACATTATCCCTGCCCTTTTACATATTTAAGGACGAGTCATTTTCGTGATACAATTATGTTGCTTATTCCTTCTGCGTGATGTATTTGCCGTTGCCATTACAACCAAAGCGATAGAGCGGCTTGGTGCTGCGCCAGTCTATGCCGGCAATGAGCCACTGACCCGAATAGAGGTCGGGCACAACGCCATAACTGATACTGTCTGCGTCTATCGCCTTCAGTTCGGCAAGCAGTTGCGCGTCGTCGGCAAACGAGCGGTTGGTGACGGGACACTTTCCCGTGCGCTTCACCTCCAACAGCCACGATGCCAAATCCTCGCAATACTCCACAAGGTCATTGGCCGCCTGTTCCAACTTCAATCCGTCAAAGCGGCCAAGCGTCTGTGCCGTGTCCTTTACCTTTGAGAGCAACCACACCTGGTGGCTCACTTCCGCTTTCCGTGTGCCTTTCAGCTCTCCCGTACTCGTTACACTTTGCAGCATACACGGCGAGTGGATGATGTTGGCATTGCGAGAGAAGATGTTTTCAAGGTCTATGTAGCGGATGCGGAAAAACGACTGATCTTCCAATCGTCCACTTTCGGGTTTATGTGATAGGGGCTTGTAGATGGTGGCCCAGTGTTCGAGTATATTGCTTATTGTCATAGTCAATTAAGTTTTTGGTTGTCATTCAATATTCGCCGTCCGCGTCACTTGCCGTCTCGTTCTTCTCTATCTCCTTTTTATCTTCAATGAGCTCCTTGAGCTTTATGTTGAAGTGTCGCTCAGTTTTGTCTGCCACAATCTTTTGCATCACCCGTGCCCATGCAGCACCGTTGCAGGTGCTCTCGTTCTCCAGAATGCTGACGAACTGCACACCGCAGTAGAGGGCGGCGAGATAATTGGCGAGGTGGAGCGGATTCATGAAGTCGAGCACGATGGTGTCAATGGCAGTGGCGAGGAAAATGGCGAGAATGAGGACGGAAAAGTCCTGCACCATCTTGGCCATCTTCTTGGATTTCAGTTTGCCGTCCATCTTGCATTTGGGGTTGCGCTTGATAGCATCCCGATAGCGCGTGTAGATACGTCGGTTGCACCGCCAGGCAGTGTAGCAGTCGAGCAGAAGAGCGGAGAAGCATACCGCGATGTAGTTGAACGACGGTTCGATGTGGCACCATAGCACGCCGATGAGACCGGCTATGATGCGCGTGATAGTTGGAGCTGCTTGCATTGTTGTGTTTTGTTTTTGTGTTGTTATTATTATCCTGTTTAATGTATAGGCAAAGATAATGGGTTTTGTTGGTGGCGTAGGGACATGGTGGGGATGCGGGGTGCGGGGTATGTCCGTATGGGGGAATGGGGATTATCTATCTTTGCAAACGTGAACAACGGATGACCATAAACAACAAAGGAAGATATGAGATACGGACTACCCTACAAAGGCAGCAAAAACAAGTTGGCAGAGCGCATTGTTCGCCTACTGCCTAAGCGCACCCACCTCGTAGATTTGTTCTGCGGAGGATGCGCCGTGAGCCATGCGGCTCTGCTCATGGGCAAATATGAGCATATACATATAAATGATATAAACTGGATGTGTCCTACGCTCTTCATTGATGCCCTCAACGGCAAGTACAACGACGAAAGCCGATGGATTAGCCGTGAAGACTTCTTTCGACTGAAGGACACAGACCCTTATGTGGCTGTGGTGTGGTCGTTTGGCAATAACCTCCACACCTATCTTTATTCTAAGGAGATTGAGTCATTGAAGAAAGCCATACACTATGCCATATTCTTCAGCGACTATTCATTGGGCAAAGAGCTCGGTCACGACCTCTCGTTCATCGACCCTATACAAGACCTGCAGAAGCGATACCTTGCCGTGGAGCATTACTTCAACAAGTTAGGTCACTTCCAACAGCAATCGTTTGAGGGGGGGGCAGTTTCTACCCATCACGTCCTCTGTGCTTGACTACGAAGAAGTCACAGTACCCGAAGACAGCGTGATTTATTGCGATATTCCATACGAAGGCACAAACAGATATATCGAGAAAAAGGATGGCTTCGATTATGAGCGTTTCTATCAGTGGTGTGAGCGACAGACACAAGCCGTATTCATATCCTCTTATCAAATGCCCACCGACCGCTTCGACTGCATAGAAGAGTTCACTCATCGCTCTACACTATCTGCCACAGCCAACAACCTCGTACACGAGCGAATCTATGTTCCCAAACACCAAACGGAAAGAGGGAATGTGTGTAGGCAGTTGTCGTTGTTCTGAACAACGAACATAATGACCACGAAACAGACAATACTAACATGAGCCAAATAACCGAGAACACGCTCGCCCGCATCAACAAATGGCTGAGTTACGGCACGTCGATTGAGACTGCCTTTCCAAAGCTGGAGCAGAGATATAGGATGCAGGTGTGTGCAGAATTTTACAAGCGTTGGACGCAAAACAAGGACATTGATCCGCGTACCGTCTGTCGCAACATTGCTCGACGCGACTACGAGCTGTTTATGAACCAGGCGGCACAGGGCAACAAAGAGGCGCAAGACATGGTGCTTGCGCTGCATATCACCATCGACGACGAGGGAAACATCAAGCCGCGCACGGTGACGGAACTGAACAACGACGTGTTGGTGTGCAACCATCTTATACGGTTCTTCCAGACCGACGAGAGCCCGCGCCATAAGGCGATGTACCTCTCGTCTGCCGAATGGTTGATACGCACGGGCAAGCAGCAAAACAACGATCGTGCGGTGGATAAGGGTATGCAAGCCATAGCCAATGTGTATGGCAACTTCATCGAGGAGAAGGACGCTACGGACGAGATGCCGGACATGAGCCGCATTGCCATCACGCAGGACGTGAGCATCGTGAAGCGCGACCGCATCAACTACACCGAGGAGGAGAAGCTTCGTCTGGCCCGCAAGTACGGTCTTACGGCAAAGGATATGCGGGAGATAGCCGAAGAGGAAACCCTGCAGGCTGTAGGCAAAGAGAATGAGCCCGACTACTTCGAGTACATGGAGGAGAAGGACGACTCCAATGAAAAGGAAATGCCGATGCGGCATGAGGAACCAACGGACGACGCGGAATGAACGGAAACAAAATAGAAGTATCTTTTCATCGGATGTGCCGACACATTGAAACGAAAGTGTTAGTCCTTTTCATCGAAAGTGTTAGCACATGGGGAAAACGGAGGTTCGAACGATTTCATCAAAAGGTTCGAACGATTCGGTCAAAAGGTTCGAACCTCGGCAAAAACATATCCATTGATGGGTTGAATAAAAACCATTGATGATATGGGTAAAATGAATAACAATTTTATAAAGGCATGAACATAGACATTACGCTTTCCGAAGCATTGGAGCGAGCTTCGGAAGGACTGCGGAAGAAGATGCTTCACTCGGTGGAGCTGCTGCAAAAAGCAGAGAAGATAGCTCTGAACTATGATGCCGAGAACGGATATTACTTGGCGTTTAGTGGTGGAAAGGACTCGCAGGCTCTTTACCACATGACACAGTTGGCGGGAGTGAAATTTCGCGGTCACATGAATCTTACGAGCGTTGATCCTCCCGAAGTGATACGTTTCGTAAAAAAGAACTATCACGAGGTGGAACTGATAAAGCCAGGCAAATCCATCTTCCAGATTGCCGTAGAAAAGAAGATTCTGCCCACTATGCGTGTGCGTTGGTGTTGCGCTGAATATAAGGAAACGGCAGGTGCTGGCAAGGTGACGCTAATCGGCATACGCAAAGCTGAGAGTTCTCGAAGAGCCAAGCGCAACGAGGTGGAAATAAATAGCCGTAAGTTTAGTGGCAATCTTGACGGGTTGGACGAATACCGACAGGAGCAGAGGGCAAAACGTGCTCGCCGTAAATCTAAAGAGCAGGGCGTGAATATCACTAACGCTGATAAAGAACAGACGTTAGGTTGCATACACGGCAAAGAGAGTCTTTTGATTTCGCCCATCATCTATTGGACCGAGCAAGACGTATGGGAGTTTCTTAATGATGTGGTGAAGGTTCCTCATTGCTCGCTCTACGACGAGGGCTGGCATCGCATAGGCTGCATCGGCTGCCCTATGTCGTCTGCAAAGCAGAAGCACATCGAGAATGAACGCTATCCGCATATCAAGCGCAACTGGATAAGGGCTATCAAGGCTATCCGAAACGTGGAGGGGCTATTCAAAAGAGAATATATCTGGTGGAACATCCGCAAGGACTGGATGCCTCTCAGAAACGTCAGAGGATTGCTCAGGACACAGGCGGCTACATCAAACATCCAGACCCGGGACACTGGAGACAAAACCAAGGTGTATGGAATCTCCAGCGCCAGGGTTTTCGTCCAGCTCCTCTTCTGACCGCTTGACAGAGGAGCAAGAAAACGAAATAGCGGAGAACATCTACGACTGGTGGATTTCGGGCAAATCATACAAACGATGGTATGCCGAGAAGTTCATGCAGATGGAACTGGATTTTGATGAATTTTAAAACAACATAAAAACAATCACGATATGGCAAAGATTATCTATTTCGGGACAGAAGGCAACGGCAGGGCAGGTCACTATCCTATGGGTATAGACAAAGCCATTACCCACGAAGAATATAAAATTTGGACTGAATGTGACAACGAAAAGTGGATTGATAACATCTACAAGAATCCGGGTCGCCACTTGATAAAGCATCACGGCGTTGTATATACCAACTATGCCGTGCCGTTCTCTGTTGACGATGAAAGAAATTATTCACATACTGAAGTATTTTGGGAGGGTTTACACTCAGAGAAGGAAATGATAGATCTCATAAAGAGTAATTCTTTCTTGAAAAGACAATTCAAAATGTAAAAGACATGAACTATTCAATTAAATGCGGAAAGGAGGCTGACAATGGCTAAAGACTGGGTAGGCGGTTCGGCTGCTGTATTCAAGACGTTAGGCGCAAGCAACCATACGGATGCGGATCGGCAGCGGGAGGATTACTATGCCACAGAACCGAAGGCGACGGAATGGCTGTGCAAGCTGGAGCGGTTTGAGGGCAGGATCCTTGAACCGTCGTGTGGCGAGGGTCACATGAGCGAGGTGCTGAAGGCAGCGGGGTATGAGGTGGTGAGCCGCGACCTTGTGGATAGAGGGTACGGCGAGGTAGCCGACTTCCTCGCTATTGATAATTTGGCGTGGGACGGAAACATCGTGACCAATCCACCCTACAAGTATGCGCAGCAGTTTGTGGAGAAGGCTCTGAGCATCATCCCAAAAGGTAAGAAGGTGGCGATGTTCCTAAAGCTGACTTTCCTCGAAGGTAAGGCTCGACGCGCTCTCTTCCGTTCTACCCCCCCCATTCGTGTTTGGGTAAGCTCGTCACGACTGAAATGCGCTATGAATGGCGACTTCGAGGCTTACGGCAGCAGCGCCGCGGCTTACGCATGGTTCGTGTGGGAGAAAGGATATAAGGGAGAGACAACTGTGAAATGGTTCAACTGAGGGGATAGGACAACAGAAAACACAAAAAAACACAAAAACACAAAATTGGATAATTCAAAATCGGCTTGCCGACCAACTCAAAATTCAAAACTCAAAACTCAACTATGCAGCAACCACATAATATATACTTAACTAAATTCCAGCAGCAGTCTCTATACATGGGAGCCAAGGATGAGCGAGTGATTGCTGCCCGCCGTGTGGGTAAGACCGACGGTTTGGTGGCTCCCTATGTCTGGACGGCAAGCAACTCGATGCCTGGTATGCTCGGCGCATGGGTGGCGGTGAGCCGTCAACAAGGTTTCGGCAAGACCATCCCGAGTACGATGGCAGCAATGGAGCGTATGTTCGGCTTTACGCAAGGCATACACTTCGGTTGGGGACGACCGCCTAAGCACGCTCAGGAAAGTATCTTCAAGCCCAAGAATTACGATAATTACATTTGGTTGGCGAATGGTGCCGGATGGGTGTTAATATCCCTCTCGCAGACCGCCTCTGCCAACTCCTACACCTTCTCGGCAATGGTGGGCGACGAGGCGAGATTCTTCCCTTATAAAAAAGTGACGGACGAGCTGATGCCTGCTCTTTCTGGACAGACGCACCCATTGGGCAGCATCAACTTCTCGGACTACAATCCGATGTATAAGAGTACGCGCTTCCTCTCGGATGCCTCGCTCACAGCCAAAGGTTCGTGGCTGGAAAAAGAGGAGGAAAAGTTGGATATGACCGTGGAGACAGGTCCTTTCAAGGGCAAGACCTACCGATGGGTGCAGGAGCAGTTGGAGGAATACGCCGACAAGGTGATACGCTACAACGACCTGCTGTATAACGCCAAGAAGACCAGTCACTCGGTTCATGTGGTGTCAAAGGAACTGCGCACAATGATCCGTGCCGTGGCTCTGAAGATGATGAAGCATGAGGGACAGTTCAAGATTATGCCCAACCATGGTCTACACGTCACAAAGGGTATGGTGGAGATGGCTGTCAACTATAAACTTATTCCGCAGGAAGATGCCGAACTGATTTACGATTACGAATACCTTATCACGCCTGAAGAGGATTTTGAGATGCAGATGTTCTTGCGCTCAAAAAAGTTTGCTGATGACTACCTAAGAGAGTTGCGACGAGTGGCTTTCTGCGTGCGCCGTGCATCATCCCTCGACAATGTGGATATTCTGGGTGAAGACTATATCCGTCAGATGAAGCGAGACCTTCCACCCTACACTTTCGCCGTTTCAATTCTGAATGTAAAGATTCAAAAAAGTAATGACGGCTTTTACTCCAACCTCGACATCGATCATGTTCACGGGTATATTCCAGATGAGGATATTTTAAATCAAGCAAATTTTAGCACAAAAAAAGTAACGGGTATCATCGGCGGCAAGCGCGTCACGAGCGAGAGTTACCAACCCGACTTCAAGGAGTTGGGCGAGCGCAACGACTCGCGCCAGGACTCTGACTGCATCAACTCCCTGCCTTTATATATAGCCTTGGATTACAATGCCAACATCAATACGCTTGTGGTTGGCCAGATGTACGAGCGTGACGGAATGGAATGTCTGAACGTCATCAAGAGTTTTTATGTGAAGAACGAGCGAAAGCTGCGCGAACTGATAGCCGATTTTTCGGATTATTACGCACCTAAGCGGGCCATCAACCGCGACGTGACGTATTTCTATGATGCCACGGCTAAGCAGGGAGCATCCTACGCTTCGTCAGACGAGCGGTTCTATATGACAGTGATTGCAGAATTAGAGAAGCGAGGTTGGAACGTGACAGCCATAGATATGGGTGCTCCCGAGAAGCACGAGGTAAAGCACAAGATTATCAACGACGGACTGGCTCACCTCTCCTACCCTGCCATCCGTATTAACCAGGTGAACAATCCTGATCTTATCATTGCCATGCAACTGTGCGAGGTACAGATTTCATACAAGGGCTTCCACAAAGATAAGAGTCAGGAGAAGAAGCCCGAGAGTGAAGACACGCTACCCTTGGAAAACCGTACCGATTTTACGGATGCCTTCGATACGCTATATTTAGGTTGCAAGTTCTTCCGAGTCGGTGGCGGTTGGTTTGTGCTGCCGAGTGGCAGATAAGGGATTTTTGAGTTTCGATATTTGAATAGAAAGGCGAAGGGCAGACGTTATCACAACGGCTACCCTTCTTTTTGAAAAAAATGAATAAATGTACAATCTTTTGATATAATATGATTAGATATTACTTATTTTCTTACTTCAGCATTACAAAATGCTTTGTGGGTGGGGATGGTTATCATTACAAGAATACTGGCAGTCTGCGCCACACGCCTCCGTTAGGCTTAAACTCCTCCTGCCATTCCCGATATTCCACTTCAAACTTTGTACCAAAGAAAGCCAAACCTTTGAGATGTAGGCTCTCGATGAATTTCTCCTGCTCCTCACAAGTCATAAAGTCGTTAGGCATAAGGATGATGCGATTGCTACGAGCATGGGTGATGAACCCTGACGCAAAATCTCGATTCGTCAGCATCTTCTTAATCGCCGCATAGTCGCACTTGTTTTTAGGCGAAAAGTTTATGCCATTCACATAGGTAAAGAGTTGATCGTAGTGGACCATTACTTCCTCGTTGGCAAACATCCATTCACCAGAAGTATAGATATATAGCTGCTTGATGTTAGGATAATCATGGCGCAGGTGTGAGCATATATCTATGATACCAGTCACATAGAATGGGTCTCCACCAGTAAGCATAACAGTATGTGCTGCCTTCAACTCCTCTACAGTTGCCACAGGCACCGTATCGAGGTCGTACTGCTTGTTGCAGCAAACGGGACAGGAGTTAGTACATGTACGGTTAATCATCAAGTGTATGGCTCCCTTATCAGAGCCCGGATCATCTGTATATTTACGTTTTGTTTCCATTAACTTTTTCATATCTATATGTATTAGTTTTATTACTTCTAACAATATATAAGGCTTTTGCCCTTACAGGGCGCATTGCCGATTGCCATTACACCCAGGGCGATGCCCTGGGCTAAGAGCTTCTGCCCCTTCAGGGCGTGCTGATTATGATGGCGGTGTAGGTGGAGTGAAATGCAAATTACGCAAAGAAACTCCCCCGCTATCCCTAACCATGCGCCATATAATCAATCATCTTTATCACTTTCAAAACTCTCATTCACATACCTATCGCCCGTCATTTCAATCAACAAATCAAGACAATGACTTTTTATCTTGTCGGGCATGAAACACGCCTGGCGTATCATACTGTCCTTGATGTAGAAGTTTACACCCTGTCTACACTGCTGATAAACATATTCTACAAACTTCATAAAGTCAATGGGCAAATAGCGGTCGCGTTTCAGTGGCGACATACAACCGATGCGTATCTCCGAGGTATGCTTTTTCGTACACTCTATTACCATTTCCGCACGTGTCAAGTCGATAATAGGTTCAAGCGACACAAAGGTCTTAATGTCATATACATAACGCAGACGAGTCAGTGCCTCTACCCTCTCGCTTGTAGACGGTGCATTAGGCTCTTGCTCATCACAACCCGTGATAGTGAAACCTATGGTAAGTAATCTCCTATCGTTGATAAGTCCGCAAGCCAAATTCACAAGTTTTGCCGCCCAAAGAGTATAGCTCATCCATTCCGTGTTCTTGGTGAGCAGCGTCACAGGAATGCCCTCTCGCATCAGTTTTTGCATAGCAAAAAAATGAAGCCGTTGTGTTCGTTCAGAAAGAGGATCGCACTTAAATGACATAAAGACACCACCGTCTATCATCAATGTCTGAAGTCCGATTGTGAAAATATCATTTTCAATAATTTCCTCCACGGCTTCCTTCTCAAAGTGTTTAACATTATAACGCCAATCTTCAGCTTCGTGTGGACGCAATCTGTTCATCAATTCAAAATGTTCTGCCTTTTTCCTTATCGGTGCTGCCAACACCGGCTGGTTGCCAAACGCATGACTCAGTATTCCCCTTCGATTATAGCAATAGGTACAGCCATTTGAGCAACCATTGTATAGGTTCACAGCCCATTTAGCATATTCACCAGCCGCACCACGAGGCTGGTAAATCAAAGTTCCTTTTTTGTCTTTCATAATTCGCTTCTATAAATCCGTTTGCCCTACATCAAATAATCCTCGTTCTCTTATTCTGCCTACGATAGTCCCTAAGTGTAGGATTAGGCAATGTCGTTATGGATATGGATTTTCCATACTTGGCATTCCATACAAATAGTAGAGAAGTCTCACCCCGAAGAAACGATTTTACTTCCTTTATAACTTCCTTCAAAATTAGGCCTTTCTTCTCCAATGTGTCAGCATTGCCCTGACGATAAAGCACCTGTAAATAATCATCGTCAATAGTCACGATGTATTTTTTGTTTCTTTTCATTTTATTTTGCTCTATAAATATTTACAATAAAAATGTTAATGATACACCCCCTTATTGAGGAGCCTCGTTCTTTCTTTCTCGAAATACGAGAGCTGGTCGGGCAATAGATTTTTTTATCCACTGCCCGCAGTATTTCAAATACTTAGGATGGTTGTTCGTGCGAAACCGCCACTCCAGGTAATCTTTCAATTTCTTTTCCATATTTCCTATTCCATTACTCGTTTCACCGTTTTCAGATTATACTGAGCCAAATACATGATGTATAGGCCTCCATTGGAATAATTCTGAGCTTCATGTCTTATTCAAATTTATATACTATATATGGGGTGGTGTTACTCACAGCTCCACAAATACTTTTATCTCTTGGTTACCGCCTGTATGCGTAAGACAAGAAGGGCTTAAACCCTTTGTAGAATAAACTCTGCATCTATTCTCGAATATATTGTCACGCAAAGAAGTCGGCATCATACCGACTACGAGGGTGCGAATGGTGTCATTCTCCAGCATCTCTTATATACGTCTTCATTTACTCCTTCTCTCTCTTTCCAATTTGTCGCAATGGTCGCGCATCTTCATCATCTCGCCAAGCGTCTGCTTGGAAGAGTTTTCATCCTTGCGCATCTCAAGTCCGTGCTGTTGGCGCACGGCTTCATTGTAGTCATCCATGAGTTGATGCACGCGCTGCTCAAGCTCCACGTTCTCTGCCTTCAAATCGGCGATGATGTAGGCAAGCGTCTCCATACGGTTGTTCTTAGGCAGATTTACATACTTGCATACTGCCAGATTTCTCTCCATATACTTGCGCTGCACGTCAGTAGCCGGAATATAGGCATCGGCGGTGTGTGTGCCTATGCGATAGGGTGGAGGTACTGTCTTGAATATTCTTTCCATATCAGTATATGCCGAACATTTCACAACTCCATCTTCATCTACTCGCGCCACCTTCACCAACAAATTTCGCTCTTTTTCGTAAAGGATGTCGCCAGGGTTGATTTCTTCTGTTTTCATTGTTTCTATAGTTTTTATTACATATTATACAACAGCGACATTATTGTCTTGCTGATTCCGTTTTTGCCCTTCCTTGCAAACTATCTTGCCTCTGTCCTTCAGCCGGAGGCAGAAATATTCACAATTCCAACATGCGCAGCTATCCACTCTTACTGTTTCGGGATTTTCGTTGCAGAACGGGTCTCCAGTCTCCACCATGTCGTGAGGACATTCGGTGTTCTTGACGAGAGTGAACCCTTTTTCCTCAAGTAAGTCGATAAGGGTGCGGCGCTCTTGCTTTAAGTCTGCGTTCTCGCTTCGCAATTTGGCAAGCTCGTTTCTGAGGTTGTCGGTCTCACGCCCTTGCGCTATATTAGCGTTGCAGACGGCGACATAGCTCTTATGAATCTCTTTAAGATTAGCCTCCTTAAATTCCAGTTCATCCACCACATCCTTATACTTGTTTTCCAGATTGAAGAGTTTCTTTACTACTCTTTTATAGCCTTTGGCAAAACGGCATTCTTTTAGTTTCATTGCCTCGTTTTCGGCTACCAAATCTCTATAACGCCTTGCATCTGCATTGCGCTTTTTCCATTTCTGATGTTTCATTGTCTCTATGTTTTATGGTTTTATTACATTTTTACTCATACTCATATTCTATATGGGGCGTGGTGTTGCCCAGTCCGTCGCGAGGATCGGCAAAGCCGCCGGGTGGCGATGCGGTCACGGCATTGGCTATCCGCTTGCGCGGTCGGTACTTTACGAGGCCCTTGCCGTCCTTGCCGCTGCGTACCCATCCGATGTAATACTTGTCAATCATATTCTATCAACACAATGGTGTGCTGCCCGTGCTCGTCGTATAGTCCTGCCCATCCATCGTAGCGTGCGGACAATGCCGTGGAATACCCCCCACGACGTGGGCAGAGCAGGGATGTGCGTTGCACAAAAGGGATTTTGTCAATCATACGTTATAAATACCATGTTGTTTATGCCAACTGAGGTGAGAGTGTTAGTTGTACCTCCAACGTTGATCTCCATTCGCTGAATGTAGGAGTAACCATCACCATTCAACGGGCGACCTCGGAAGGCTGCTATTCTTATTCGTAGCATATTGCAATCAGATTGTCTGTCGTGAGAAACGTACCTATACATTGCATCAGACATCCTTGACGCAGATGCCATTCCTTATCACGAAAGTCGTTAGTGCCTATTAAGCGACGCACGGCTTTCGCGTGTTCGGTTCTGACTTCGTGTATCAAATGAATGTTAAGCATAATAGGTTGTATTTAATCATACTCTATCAATATTTTCGGTTTGTCCACGTCGTGACCCTTACCCCCACCGGCTATGCACAAAGCTATGCCGTGTGGTGACACGATAATGCCGTTCTGCGAGGGGCTATAGGAGCCGAGGACGATGGGGCGAGGGTTGTTATTCATATTCAATCAGTACCCCCCCCGTTTGTGTTGACAAGGTTAGGGTGAGGTATATTCCTTTAGTGCCGCAGATGTTGCCATCAAAACCGGACTTCCACTTGTCGTAATAAATGTTACCAATCTTTTCAATCATATTCTACTATTACTGCCGTTGCTGCCCTGCTCCCCGTTGGCTTAATGAAATTCACCAAAGAATTGCGTTGGTACTGCGACTTAACGCATCGACATAACACGGGAGAGGTAGAGACACTATCAGGGTTTAATGCTTTTATAAAAACCATTATTCAAACTCATACAATACTACTGTCATTGGATAGTGGGCGAGCGTGAGGATGTTGGTAGGTCCGATAGCCTCGTAGCGTGTGGTTATGGTTGCCGCACAACATCCGTCCGTCACATTGGCCATTTGTCCGCTACCCCCATTCAGACGGAAGGGAGGTGCGACGTGGGTCAGCTTACACTCCATCCTTATTCCTCTCCATATTCTCCTTGAACAACCGTTGAAACTCATTGCCTAATGCAGCCACCCCCTTTTCCGTGAATACGGAATAAGACAACTCCACTTTCTGCTTTGCCGAGTAAAGGGCGAGCTGAAGACTTGTAGATGTCCTTTTCCAACCATCGGCTGCTTGCATCCACAACGTGAGCCACGTCTTTAGGAACATCGCTGCCTCGTGAGTCGGTGGCAGGTCGAACTGCACGAAGAGGGCGTTGTCGGAGTCATTAGCCTTGAGAAACTTTCTCACGGCATCGTCTTTGAGGAAATAGCGGTCGGCTACCTCTTCTTCCAACACGTCCTCCAGTCGAGTACGCAGCTCGAATGGTTCGGGAAACTGATAGTCGAAGGCTACGTCACGGCGCATGGAGAGGCAGAACACACGGTCGCGGTTCTGTGGCACACCATAGTTCTTGGCGTTGAGTCGCGCCCAACGGTTCACATAGCCGAGCGACGAGAGTTTTCGAGCCACTTCTGGAAGTCGGGCATGAACTTCTGACTTACGAGTGCCGCCACGTTCTCCTGCAAGAGATACTTCGGGCGAAGCACCTCCACGGCATCCGCCACACGCCAAAGCAGTGCGCTTCGGGTGCCGCTGCCATCCTGCAAGCCCATCTGCTTGCCAGCCTGACTGATGTCCTGACAGGGCGAGGAATAGGTGAAGAGGTCCACTTCGCGGCCTTGGAGCGAGTCTTTCACCTCGTGCCAGTCAATCTTGGTGATGTCGCCCAGGGCGCAGTCAGCAAACTGAGGGAAGACGAGGTTGTGCATCTGACAGGCGTATTTGTCGATGTCGCTCCATCCCTTGCACGTCCATCGGAAGTCGGGATGCCACTCGCGTAGCACATCGGCTGCCATGAGCTGCGAGTCGTAGCCGGAGAACGTGGTGAGGAATATCTTCTCCTCGTTCTTGTCGGCTGCGGTGGGCGGAAGGTCGGGTAATGTGTCTTCGAGGTCGTCGAAGAGTGAGAGCTGCTCGCCAGGGCGAGGCTTGGGCGGTGCGGGGTAGAAAAGATTTTGATACAGATATGCTAAAACATCTATACAAATACTGTTTCCAGCTTGCTTGTACTGCTGTGAGGCAGATATAGCCATGTCTTCGGGTTTGCCCTTGCCCTTCCAGTCGGGCAGACGTTCGGCTGCCTGGGCATTGCTGCTCTGCATCGTGCCGATTACGTTGTCGCGAACACCCATCAAGCGGAAACACTCCTTTGGCGTGAGCTTGCGGATGGCATAGCTCTTGATGGTGCGGTCGGTGAAATTGAGTTTTGTGATCATATTGTTGCTGTTATTGGTATTCAATCATTACGCCTGTCCTCGGAAAGTGGGCAAGTGACATCAAATGCTCAATGCAAAGTCGCTCGTATCGTGTATTCAGTGTTACTGCTATTCCTCCCATACAGACATTTAAGGGTTTGATGTCAATCATATTCTTCAATCAGAAATACATTTTGCGACCACGAGTTGATTGTTACGGTCGGGCAAACGTCTGTGCCTAATTTGCCTCCATCGTTATTGCCACGAGGATATTGGTAAAAGTCAATATTAGTCATATCAATCCTTCTCAACCTCCAATTCCCAAGTATTTTCGTAGTGAGAAAAAAAGACGTTATAAGGACACTTGCAACGATCGATGGCTACCTGCATTTTATCCAACATGTCTCTTGTATAGAAACATCTCCTCATAAGGTAAGCCAAAGCCTTGAATTGGTCTTCGGTAAGAAATACGTCTTGCTCTCCACAGGTGATGCCTACGTTGTCGGTAATGGTAGAGTAGAAGAGTTTTACGTCTTCATCCTTTCCTGTGTCCTCGTTCTTTACGATTATCTTTTCTGTATTGTAACTCATATTTCATTTCTCCTTTTATTTATAATTCAACAAACACGCAGATTCCGCCACTTGCAGCGGTCAGTGCGTAAATGTTCTATAAGCCTATTCAGTTACTCTCTTTACTGTATTCAGATTATACAAGGACAAATCTAAAACGTGTTTGAACTCATACGATACGACATCTTCATAATGCGTTACTTCACCATCGGTCATTATTACGTTGATGTAATCTTTATTTACAGACGAAACAACCTGCTTGACATACGAGGCTCTGTGCAAATCGCATCCACCACCTTTGGTAAACACACACAAGAAATACCCATCACAATTCTGATAGTCTATTTCTCTATCATTTTTTATCTCTTTCTTTAGCTTTCGCTCTGTCCTCCAAATGTAAGCCATAAACAAAATTGTTACGACAAACGTAAACAACATTGATGCGAGCCAGAGCCGCCAATCATTCGTTATAATCATAATGTATTTCTCCTTTTATTTATAATTCAACAAACACGCAGATTCCGCCACTTGCAGCGGTCAGTGCGTTTACGAGTTTACCCCACCGACTGTGCGGCTGCGCCTTAGAGCCGAAGACGGATAACTGAGGTCAGCGGCTCCTGGGCAGGGGCAGTCGGTGTAGCCCAGTTCGGTGGCTCGAAGGGCGGGCGAGAACTCTCGTATCTGTCAAGCAGCACCTTGTTTCTTGCTTTCATAGTCTTTATAAATTCGTTTATGTTGTTAATGTCTTCGCATCGAGGAAAAATCTTTGTTTCACCAATATGCTCTCTGGGCAAAATACTCTTTTAAGGATAGATAACTACGCTTGTGAAAACGCCTTTTCATCTGACTTGGATTTTCGTGTCTATGCTGACGTTTTCTTGCCAAACGAATACTTGCACCAATGACACAATATCCTCCATTCACTTTCACTAAATTTTCCGAATCAAACGAAATTGTGTACTCGTAAGTACGTTCTTTTATATTTGCTGCCATACGCTATTCATCTTTGAGGTTCAACTTCTCCTGCCATTCTGGGTCGTGTATATCACCGACAATCTCAAAGTCCTCAAGTTTCTGTTGCGTAATTCCGTCAGAGATGCCATCAGAGATGCCACGCACAGCGGATTTCGGGTTTTTGACACAGGTGAGCAGAAACATCGCCTCTTCATCACTCCACCCTATAATGCCAAAGTAATTGTCACGCGCACCATCCTCCATGCAACTGAATGGGTATTCGTCCGAGCGAAGAATATCGCCCTCATAAATCTCCTTGCCGTTCTTGTCGAGGAAGCCGGTGAACTGGCAGACGGTTCCAGGGTCAACCTTGTAGGGGATGTTTCTATTCAACATGCTTTCCTTTTGTCTATCCTCGATAATGTATGTGTTACCATTCTCCTTGTAGAAGAATCCGCAAGTCCATTCTTGATTATCAAGGCATTTAGCCTTAAAATTAATTGTTCTCATTGTTCTCTATATTTTCGTTAATACGTTATCGCTTGCTATGATTTAAGAAGATTGAAGAAATCCTGCATTTCCTCGTCACATTCGGGTGACAGAAGTGTGCGTACCTTCATGCCGTTGTTGTCGATAAGAGGTTTGGCTAACGGCAGGATTGCGTGCGGCTCTTTGTGCCACTCTATAACTATTCCGTCGTTGTATATTGTAGGATTGTCATCAGAACCATACTTTAGCAAAGAGATAAGTTTTTGCTGCATACAATACTTCAAATCAGACCATGACTTGCTACTTCCCAAATAGCCATTCACGACATATCCTCCGGCACAATACTGAAAGGAGACACCATCGAGCCGATGAGAGTAGAGCGTGATGCCGGCTTGGGCGCAATAATACCTTAATGTCGCCATTGTTGCATATCTTCCCATGATTCTCTATATTTTTGTTAATACTTACGATAATGCAGTATATTTTTTTACTCTTTCGCTTTGAAGTTGTATATAGGTTTGATGCACTTTTTAATTTCCACAGTGTCGGCTATAAGCGATTCAATTTCTTCAGCCGACTTATACGCCATTGGAGCTTCGTCGATGGTGGACTCGCATACCGATGTGGAGTAGATGCCGTGCATCTGCTGGCGGTATTCCTCCATGCTGAGCTGCTTCTTGGCAGCCGAGCGCGACATCAGTCTGCCTGCACCGTGCGGAGTCGACTGAAGCCAGTCGTCGTTGCCCTTGCCGCGACATATCAACGAACCGTCGCGCATGTTCAGAGGAATGATAAGCTGTTCGCCCTTTTCGGCACTCACAGCTCCTTTTCGGATGATGCCTGAGTGTATGTCGAAATAGTTATGCCTGGTGGTAAAGAAATCCACGAACGATAATTGAAGCCCACGGATTATAGGTATTGCTATATTCCATCTGTTGTCATCGGCAAAACACTGACAGACGTTCGCTGCGAAATTATAGTCATCGAGGTCTTCTCCCTCAAGATAGGCGAGATCGGGAGACACGGTGCCAAAACGACGCAACGTATTGTTAATCTCCCTCTCTAAGCCGTACTTCTTTAAGTCTTCGATGATGCGCTGGCGCTCCTCGTTTCGATTCACATTCTTCTTGGCTAAGTGTTCGAAAAAGTTGCACACCTTAACTCCGAGATTGCGACTGCCCGAATGTATCACAAGATACTTACAGCCCTGCTCGTCCTCGTCCAGCTCGATGAAGTGATTGCCGCCACCGAGGGTGCCAAGCGAGCGTCCGATATAGTCGGGGTCGAAGCAACCTTGTGTCCTTTCGTGCAAATCGAGCAAAAGTGCTGACGTAAGTGGACTCCAATCTTTTAGCTTGGACTTTTCGTGAACGTCAAATCCGCTCGGCACCGACTCATTGATGATTCGGTCGAGAAGCGAAAGGTTTATATCCTTCTCTGCGAACTTGAATACCAACATACCACAGCCTATATCCACGCCTACGGTATTAGGTACAACCTTGCCGGCAGTCTGAATTACCGTACCTATTGTGCATCCCTTACCCGCATGACAGTCGGGCATAATGCGAATCTTTCAGTCGCGGTAGGCTGCGCTCTCTGCCATCTGCCTTACTTGCTCCTTGGCTTCAGGCTCGATGGTCTTAGCAAAAATCTTTAAGTCACTCATTTTTGTTCTATAAATCCGTTAATAAAGAAATGAAATATTGTTTTTGTTTGTCACCAGACGAAACAACTGAAAACGATGTTAGTTTCATTCGTATCATTCAGTGATATGTGCAAAGATAGGTGTCGTCGGCGATATGGTGCGGACATGCTCTGCGTGCATCACCGCGCGTTCATCTCATCCCACTTCTCACGAAACCTTTCTGGCATCGCATCGCTATGGTCGTAATCCTTCGCCTTGAAACACACACACCGTGCTGGAGCCATATAGTCCTTGAACAGGGCGCAGAAATGTCCATCGGGTGTCGGGTTATTGTACTGGCACTCGCGACAGGCACACGTCTTTTTGCCCACTGGCGGCTTCCGTCGTTTCCGGAAATTAACACAAGCCTGTTTCTCACGCTGGACACTCATCGCGACTGCCCCATTCTTCCACGGCTTGCAGTACCCGGTATTGTACCGCCCTACCATCCACTCCGGCACCACGGCACTATGCGCAGGCACATACAGATAACACTCGCCGCAGACATGGCCGCAATAGTTAGTCTTTTTTCTGCTCATAACCGTTCACATTTCTCAAAATACTGTTTAACACTATCGATGTCTCTTTTGGAATTTCGCCCCGGTGGGAATACACTCCATATTTCTTTTCGCTTTGCAGGAGCATCTTAGCTTTTTCTGCGATACTTACCTTTGCCCATAGGCCAAAGCATAAATACGCAGAATGCCACGGCTAACAACGCGAACAACAAAAGTGGCAACAAAATGGGCATGGTAATCCACCACCACGACCACTGCACTACGCCAGTGAGTTTGAGCGTAAGCAGCAGGTAGAACGGAATGCCACCAAGGAGGTAGAACTTTACGGGGTTTACAGGTTTTAATTTTTGCATAAGAGAAGGTGTTATTTTAAAATTAGTGTTGTGTGAGGTTGATTATTGTTTTTCTTTGTCGTAGTCGTAAGCGCAAAGGACATGTTTTGAGTTATAAAAATCGTTTTTCAAAAAATGCGCACAATTTACACATGACAAACCGCCTACTTCCACACCAGGGTTGTGCGGGCAGTCATACCCAATGCTCACAAAGTCGGCATGTATAAAACGTCTATAATGGCGGAATACAAAGCGGAGTCGATTTTTGTGTTCTTTGACTTTCTCATCAGCTTCTACGCGTTTTTCTTCGGATTCCTTGCAGTTAGCGTTCGCAGTATTGAGTTGTTTGCGTAACATATAATTGTTGTCTTGCAACTGCTCGAGTCTATCTCCTACTTTCGGCAATTCGGCAAGCAGCGCATCGTTCTTATAGAACAACACCGTATGTTTCTTTAGCAACTCGCTGTATTTTTGCTCGAGTGCTTCATGTTCTTCATCCTTTTTCTGCAACTCATCTTTTGCGGCATCGAACTGTTTCTGCATATCATCTGTGAGTTTCTTGATGCGTTCAGCAAGTGCATTGTACTTTTTCGGGTCGCCAATGATGGATGCAAGCGCAGTAATGCGGTTGCTTTCGGCATCGGTGTGTGTGCCGTTGAATGCCGCGAGTTTGCTATCCATATATTGGCGTTGCTCTTCGGTGGCAAGTTCAAACTCATACACTGAGCAAAATGCTATGGGTTTAGGTTCTTGAAATATGCAGAACACATCATTCAGTTTGCAGTTCGCTGACTGCATAATTTGGCGATCGGATGTAACTTCGACTACCTTAAAGAGTATTTTGTCTTCGGTGCGAACTATCACGTCACCTGGTTTAATGTCTTCGATTTTCATTGTGATTATGTTTAGTGTTATTGGTTTACGTTAAATTCAACAATTCATTCAAAAGTTTTACGTTCTCCCTAAAATCATAGCGAACAAAACGATTGTGTTCCCAATCTACAGGACTATGCATTATAAGAGCTTCACTGTCTGAAACAAAGCGCATTACTTCTAAGTAATAATCATCTCGCGTTTTGTCCGACGACGACAAAGTGCAGCGCTCGCTCTGAAACACCAAATTTTCGGCAGGCTCGGCATCCGTTGCCAGAGTTTTTACAATAAGCATCACTTCGAGCTTTGCCTTCGTGCCTTTAACCAGCATGAGTACCCTAAGTATGCCATAGCCTATAGGTTTGCCAAATACCACTACTGTCTTTGCCATGCCAACACAGCGGTATCCCAAATTATGCAAGGCTTTAGTAATAAGGCATTTATTTTCTTCCATAATCGTTTTCTGTTTTTTTGTTCTTGTCATTGTTTTTTGTTGTTTAAGCATTAGGATTGTTCGTCGTCGTTGTGTGCTTCGTTATCAGAATCTATGATACCGCCTTCGGAAAAAGCTTCTCCCAATTCTACTTTCCTCCTTTCGATGGCTTGTTTGAAATAGTGTATAAACAACTTGTCCTTTGCAAGTTCTGAAAGGTCTTCGTCGTCCTTCAACTTTTGGTAAGTGGATTCGCTCTGCATGAATCTGTCGATGATATCGGCCGCCTTTTTTATTGCACAAGCTGATATAGAGCTGTCGATCGTTGATAGGAGCAGCATCATGATCATGTCTCGCATGGAGCAATGGATCAATGTCTCTAATTGTTCTCCGTTGTTTGCTAAGAGCATGTAGTCACGATGTGATTCGTCGGCTTCCACCCATTTTTTTAAGTCGTCGATAATCCTTTCAAACAATTCGTCTTTACATTTTTTTGTTTCCATTTTTTTATGTCATTGAGTGCTTTGAGTATGTTTCTTAAATATTGTTTGTGTTATTGTTCGTTGTATATCATCAAGTGTTAATATTTTGCTGATCCGAAATGAAACCACTCTCCGTATTGTTCCCATTCTGGTTCGTGGATATTGCCAACAAACTCGAAATTCCTCAGTTTCTGTTGTGAGACAGAAGTAATAGTACCGTCCAAAAAACCTCTTACGTCTAATTCATGGTTCTTTGCCGTCACTATTGCGAAACAAGCTCCTTCCTCACAATAATACACTACTGCAAAGTAGTTGTCTCGCTTGTTTTCATTGAGGAAACTGTACGGATATTCGTCCGACCGCAACACGTCGCCCTCATAAATCTCCTTGCCGTTCTTGTCAGTGAAGCCAGTGAACTGGCAGACGGTGGCAGAGGAGATTGATTTTCTGTTGCAGATAGAATCCTCATACCATTCTATGTATGTTCCGAAAGGCGTCTTTACTAAAGAACCTTTTACCCATTTTCCACTATCCAATGCCTTAGCCTTAAACTTAATTATTCTCATGTCTATAAATACTTTATATTGTTATCATCTGATTTCACGGATTTCACGGATTATCTTCGTGTTCGTGAGTTTTGCGTCATTCGATGACAAAAAAAATCCGTTGAATCCGCTGCATCCGATGTGAAACCCTTTAGTATTCCTCCTTGATGCCGAAGGGCGTGCCATCGGGGAACATGATGTCTTTACGACAACGTTCTGAATCCAGTAGGATAGAGCAAATTTTCTCATCCGCTAAAGCTACATGGTGATCGTCAATATAGACAATATTAAAATAACATCCGTTATACTCCACCCATCCGAACGGCTTGTGCTTCTGCATCTCCTGCCAGCACTCCTCGGCATTACAGAAAGGACGATATACATCCTTCGGCTTTACGCGGAAACAGTCTTGGTACGTCACAACCGAGTCAAGAATCAGTTGGTTCTTGTCGCTGTCTATGTCTATCCATGTCGAGCCATTCTTGGTTTGAATGGTCTTGCCTTCCGCAAACGCCTGCATCAGAGGAAGGACTTGCTTTACTTGCTCTCTTGTCATAATATCTGTAAATCCTTTTATGTCGTTAATGTTTATTTCTTATCCAGACAATCTTGAATCTGTTTTCCTTCAATCTAATGATATGAAACAAAGGTTTGTCTCTGCGCCGTGCCGAAAGGTTTTTAGGTACGTTTCTTTTAGATGGGAAACGCAAGCAGCGGGGATCTCGCCAATCAAAATAACCTTTAATCTTCGAGGCAGAACAATTAAACTCTTTTTGATTGTCGCAGTATTCAAGCACCTCGAATTTCCACCAAACACGGCGTGTAAGTTCTTCAGACAGTTTTCGCTGGTTCTTTACCCTAATCATGTAATTCAACACACTCGGGTGTATCTTCTTTATGATTTCAGTTGTCTTTATCTTCATAATCTCTATAAATCCGTTGTGTTTTCTTTAATCAACAGAAGGCACCATTTTTCACAAAAACAAGAGTGAGACTTTTTTATGTTCTTTTGAGTTTTCTGTTGTTCAGATATTATCTCTTCCTGCGCTTCGCCTTACGTCGCTCTTGTAGATTATGCCGCACAAGTGGCGTGATGATGATTGAAGGCGAACCGTCGGGCATGATGAATCGAGCTATCCACTTTACTTCGCCAGCAAGAAAAACATCAATATCCTTCAATACTTCCTGAAGAATCTGTGTCGCTGGTTTCCTCTCGCCAACCTGATATTCATACAAATGGCGAATGTATGCCGGATTGACGGTAACAATGTATTGTCTTCCTTTATGTACTTTCATTGTTCTCTATAATCTCTATGTTTTGCGGTTTGTTTAAAGATGTACGGAAAACTTAATGTCAGTCATTGTTTTCTCTTTGCTAATCGGGCTTTCATCGTGCTGTACTTTTTCTGCCGTTGTTAATTCCTAAAATCATTCCTCACCACCCACACACTCAGTCCTATATTGAGCAAGAGCATGATGATGATGATAGTCCAATACTCCTTATCGCTTAACTCCACCGAAAGATACTTGAAGTCGGAGAAATTCTTGCGCTTCCATTCTTTCTGCACAATCGGTTCGATGTACGAGGCAAAGGCGCAGAGGTCAAGTCGGTGCGACGTAAACCAGTCGCGGCTCTTTACCGAGAGCACGGGCGAGTCGCACCACGAGAAGGCATCGCTCCACACCACGCGGTTACGGCTGTCAAGACCTACGCACACCACAAGCTCGTTCTTGTTGCCACCCTGCCAGTAGGAGCGTTGGCGGTCGGCAATGGATAACGGCTTGTTTCGATAGAAGAGCAGATAGAGGCGAAACTCCTTCTTTGGTCCGTATTGGGCATTGAGCATACGGATGGCTCGCTCCTGACGGGCAGAAAACTTTGCTCCGATGATAGGGCATTGGTCGCGCAAGTGAATGTCTGGATAGTCGTAAAGTCCGATGCGCCGAGCCTCCTTCTCGCTGATGTCCTCAAACTTGAACACCGAGCGCGAAGCCTTCACCTTGTTTTCGTATTCATGGCTGCGGGTCACGGGGTAGAGCTGGGCGGTCTGTCCGTTCCACTGATATTCGTAGGCATCGCCATCACGGGTGTAATAGTTGCGGTGCATATCCACAAACACCGACGGAGCCTGCAAGCGGTCTTTCATTGCCGAAAACTCCTGACTGGTGCAATCGCACGAATCCTCAAACAAGCAGTGGTTCACTTGTCGGGCAAGCGTGCTCAAAATCAAATATTGCCTGCTGTGGCGTTTTCTTCTTCTCTTTCTTCATAGTCATTACATTCGTTGTCGATTCGGTATTCTATGTATTGTTTTCGGAGCGAGCAATATCCTCTATTTACCAGGTGAAGGATATGCTCGCTTTGAGGACAGAGGACGTTAAGCATTAGCCTTGCTGTCTTTCTCTACCTCCGTGACAACACGCATGGCTTCATCAAACTTCAGTGCCGGTGCGCCCTCAGCGATGCGCTCACGGTTGTATTCGGAGCAAGCACGAGACAGACCATCGTTGTAGGTCTCGTTGGCGGTGCGGCGTGCAGCCTTCACCTCGGCGCAAATGGTGCGGCAAGCGTCGCAAGCCTGTGCCTTACGCTTCTGCCATTCTAGTTCGGCAGAATGGCGCTCTTGTGCCAGACGCTCCTTCACGGCAAGGAGCTCTTCAGAGTGACGAGCTACCATCTCACGTTTTTCCTCCTCCACGTAAGCCTTCACATTAAAATAGTTTGTCCTGGCTTCAGATTCCTTTTTGTAGTTTTCCATAAACTTGCGGTCACGCTCCTCACGCAATGGACGGAGCACTTCGTCTTGAAATTGCTTTAATGTTCTCATACTCTATAAATCCTTTCTTGTTAAATTAAAATGTTTATACTATTGTTTGATTATCTCTTGCTTCACTTCGCGTGCCGTGAAGTCGGCGGATAGTTCGTTGGCAACCGCTTGGTCGCCTATCTCTTGGTCTATCATGTCGCGGACACGATGCAGAAACTCCTGCTCATAGCGGCGTGCCTTACGGTCAGCAATACTGCGGAGCGTGGCACGAAGCACAGATACGGCCTTTTGAAGTTCTTGCTCCTCCTGGCGTTTCTCTTTAGCATTCATAAATTACTTGTTTTCGGAAACAAGCCCCTGTCTGTATTCAATATTCTTTATAGAAGAATCAAGCATCTCATACATATTTTTGCACCATTCTTCAGCCGACAATCCATACATTCTTTCGGCAGTACATTTCATACAAATATATGCAGTATAAGACCCTTGCTCATTAGCAAGATGCTCACGATTCATTACCTCGGAAACCGTAAGCCCTCCAAGTTTATGAATAAACCAGTTCTTCAATCGTTTCATAATCGTTCCTCATTTATGTAGTGCCTCAGTTCTATCATGTCCATCCGCGAAAGCCAAATGTCTTTGTCCTTGATGTAGAGGTGATAGAGGTCGGCACCCTCTTTGATTATTTTAATGTTCATTATCTCGGGTTGTTTTTGATGCTGCTGTAGCTGTGGTATGCCCATGTCGCCACAAAGAGAAGGCTATTCGTCGTAGTCGTTCAGGTTATGCTTGATGTCATCGTACATCGCCATCTCCACTTTGCTGCCATCGTAATGACCAAGGGCAAGCAACTGGCCGTTCTCCTCTTTGGCGGTCTGTGGGGATATGGCGTTGGCACGTATCACCATAATGTCAAACTCGCGTATCATGTCCAACTTCTCGGGCGGTATCACATCCATTTTTGCGCGTGCGTTCTGACGGATGCGCTGAATGTCGGTATTGGTAAGGTTACCCACCTGCTTTTGTGCCTCACGCACGGCTTTCGTCTCAATTTCAATGCGCTTGGCTTCATAGGCGTCGCGGATGAGCTGGTAGTTCTGCCACTGTGCGGCATGGTCGAGGAAATTGCGGAAGTCTTCCTCACCCTGAGCCAACTGCACCACAGCAAGCGACTCCTCTATCAGCAGTATCTTGTCTTTCGTCTGCCAATGAAACAAGCCGCGGCGGTTAAACTCGTTGATGATGGCGAAAGCCGTAGTCAACTGGGTCAGTTCCTTCAACTGCTTATTCTTTTTTCTCTTAAAAATCTTCCACATAGTTTTCTGTTTTTAGTGTGTTATAAACCTTGTGCCATCCACCTCCAGCACCAGTATGTCGTTCACCACTCTAATCTCACCGCTCGCCACAAACTGCACCTTTCGTTGATGTCTGTCCGTGTCCACCGAGAGGCAGACGCAACGGCCCTCGTCGATATGCCCAGTCTTGGTGAGAAACTTGATGTAGAACGGTGCCCGCTCCACCTTGCGTGCCGTCTGCGGATGCACATATCCAGTCACCAGCTCACCCGTCCTGGGGTCTATCCACTGCCATCGCTCGCAAAAGCGGCGCAGTTCGGTGTAGCTCTGTCTGTATGCAGCCATGATGGATTAGATGTTGGAAAACGAATAATGGTCTTTCGGTGCGTCCAGCTCGTCATTCTCTCCTTTATAGGGTGGGAAGTTGCAAAAGAGAAAACGCTTCAGACGAGCGTCCGCCACCTCACGCTTCTGCTTGTGTACCTCCTGACGTTGGCGGAGCACGTCGGGCAGGAGGATGTTGCGGAGAGGGTTGCCCCAATCGAGGTTGATCGACGTGAGGCAATGCGAGGGGTAGAATACAGCCGAATAGGATGTAAGCTCCGGCTTCGCCAGTTGATTATACATCGGTCCGTTAAGGGTCAACGCCCTGTCCTTATTGTAAAGCACCATGTGCGACGCCACTTCCGACACATCCGTCGAGCGCACATAGAGGATGCGCTGCTTAAACTCCGACAGGTACTTGTCTATCAGCTCGTCGTTCTTGCGTGAGGTGGAGAGCACAAGAGCAGAAATCCATTTGCGCTCGAAGCACTGACTAAGAAACACTGCCGCCTCGTTGGTCACTGCCGGCATGGCGAGCACCATAACATGAGGATCCACGAGCAGAAAACTTACGGCACGATAGAACTTTTCCATCGTCACGTCAGCATGGGTGTAAAACGTCAGCGCACGCATCGGTGCCTGCATCAATGCCTTGGGCAGCTTCTTGTCTACGCAACAAGGCGGAATGAATAACAGTGTATCGTCCATAGGTCTCACAGGGTTTTAGTCGTTGATGAGCATTGGTATGAGCAGCGTCAGCGTTGAAGGCGAAGGCTCGTCTGCTGTCACCACTCCGGCGCGTGACGGGTCGGCAAGCGTCATGCGAATAGTGTCGCTGTCAATGGCACTAATCGTATCAATAAGGTCAGACGACTTGAAACAAATACGGAAATGATCGTTACACTCATCGTTGGTGATAATCACCTGGTCGTCGGCACTTCTGCCGAAGTCAATATCCTGCGCCGACACGTTGAGAAGCATGCCGTTCTTCTCCAGCACAATGAGGTTAAAGCTCTCACTTGAGAACATCGCCACACGCTTGATGACGCTTATCATCTCCTTCTTGTCGAAAGTGATGTAGTAGGGATTGTTGCGCGGAATGACCGAATTGTAGTTAGGGTATTTGCCCTCCAGTGCCTTGCAGATAAACTCGCTGTCCTTGGTCCAAATACGAATATTATGACCGTAGCTTTCAATATCCACCTTCTCGGCATCATTGAGCACAGACACTGTGCGGAAATAATCCAAATGGAGAAGCATCTTGCCCGGCCCACCGCCACGGAAGAAATCATATCCACCCTTGGCTGGGTCGTTCGACAGTACCCTTTTATATAGTATATGCCTATTTGTCGCTACAAACACCACATCCGAAAGGTCCTCGGCAACATCAATGCAAAGTGCGCTCATAAAGGGACGCAGCTCATCAATGGCAATAAATTTACGGCTCTTCTCTATCACGTCACGAAAAACTGTGCCGGGGAGCGAAATGTGCAGAGTCGCGGTAGCAGGCTCCGCCATTGTCGGGAAATTCTCTCCATTGAAGTAAGTGAGCGACACCTTGCCTGTCTTCACCTTGTCGCCAACGGTGGTGCAGTATTCGAGCACGACATTCTTTTCGTCAACGAAAACAAAGGTGATGGCGCAGTCGGGCAGCGAAGACACAAACTTGCCTATGGTATCGATAGGCAGGGCTATCGGCTTGGCGAAGTTGCCTTCAATAAGCGTGAGGGGTGCAGGGATGGTGAGCTGTGAGTCGGGGGTGGCGGAAGTGAAATAGAACTTTCCGTCCTCATGTTTCGACAACAACACATTGTCAAGAATGGCTATCGTGTTCTTCGTTGCGATACACTTGGCTGACTTGCAAAAGGCGACACTCAGGTCGCGTGATGATTGGGCTTGTAATTTCATTGGATTACTTATTTTATAGGTTATTGTTTCAACTCCTTAAATTTCTTTAGTTGTTCAGATGATTAGAACGGTAAATCGCTATCATCGTAGCTCTCTCCGTTGAACGGAGCATTCTGTTGTCCGTCTGCCGGCGGCACATACGACGTGGCGGAGCCAGCGGCCTGGTATGCCTGTTGTGGATAGGCGGTCTGCTGTGCGGCTTGCACCTGCGGCTGGTAGAGCATGGCCAGACGTTTGTTCATCCGGTTGCGGATAGCCTTAAAGAGGTGCGTGTTCTCGTCCTTCGGGTCCTGGTTCGCGATGTCCGCGTCGCGGTCTTTATTCTGTTCCTTTACCTGCTCAACGAGCTTCGGGAAACGGTCAATAGCCGCCTTGATATAGTCCGTAGAGAACGACATCTGCAACTCATGCGTCGGCACATTTACATTGTTGTCGCCACGTTCCTGTGCCGAGCGGCGCACGGCGTTCTTGTAATTCTCGTTGAGCGGCCAGATGTTCACGCGCAACCCAGCAATCTGCCTATTTGGGTCATTGCGCGAAAATGTCATCTTAATGTCGTTCAAATCCACCGGCACACAAACGTATGCCCTTGTCGGATTCTTCTGATCAATACCCGTAAAAACCTGCGCTCCGTTCAAAGAGAGGAGGTCTACACTACCATTGAAACTTGCCATAATTGTTATTTTATTTGTTTGTATCTTTTATATCAATTCTTATTACTCTATCTTCCCAATCTTCAACACCTTTTTTAAGTATTTCGCAAAGAAGTCTTACTATCGGTTCTGGATATTCTCTTCTAAGATGCACCTTTACAGAAATCTCCACGACTTTAGTATCTGAATCTACTACTGTAATTACTCCATCACGCATAACCTTAAAACTTCAATTCTCCATTAGCGAACTTTATGTAAGTATCGAAGTTATCCTTTACTTGTGTGCAACCGCCACTGGAGAATGTTCCCATGCCCGTGCAGTTAGTATAAGGTTTACCACCTTGCGTACAATGTTCATTCACTCCTCCTACATCGCCCTCATGCCACGGACACATATACACGAAGGTGGCCATCCATTCCCTCATGTGAGGAATGCGGATTACTTTTTGTTTATCTTGCCTTTTGTTCATATCTTTTCTTTATTAGAAGGGCATATTTTCCTCGTTTATCTGCAAAAGAGAATTAATTGCCGTGTTGTTGTTATTGTCGTTGTTGCTGCTGGCATATCTCCTACCCTGCTTACGTGTGCGGTAGTTCTCCCAGCGTTCACGTTCCTCATCGGTGAGCTGCACAGGGGCACCGTTCTCGTCCTTGTAGGGCAGCGGATCGGGGCGCTCGGCATACTCACGGGCAATGCGCTTGAGCTCGCGGTAGTCCTTCGGTATCGCGTCCTTGCCAGGGCGGTAGAAGAAGAACACATGCTTGGAGGTCTGCATATAGCGGATGTACTTCGGCTCGATTGTGTTGTCATTCTCCCATTCACGGCCAACAAAGTATTCCTGCGTCACCCATGCCTGAAGCTTGAAGCACTTGCGCTGCTTGTCGCTCTCGTTTTCAAAGAGGTGCGGAGGGTTACAGGTGATGCCCATATTCTCGCAATAGTCGTATATTTTCTTCTTGAACGTGGCTCGGCTATATTCCTTCGATTTCCCTTCGGAGGCATCTGCCCAGTCGCGCATAAACTCGTTGAACATATCGTCGGTACAGATTGGCACCCCATAGACCTCGTTGCGAGAAAAGAACCACTCAAAGTAACGGACAATGCTCTCGGTGAGCTTCTGTACCATCTGGCGACGGCGCACATTCTGTTGTGGAGCCAACGCAAACGTATGGTAGCGCATCAAGAATTGCACTGACAAAGCACAGATATAAATAATCTGATTGCGGTCAGTGTCGAACAATTCTTCAGGATTTTTACTGAACCCTTTCAATAGATCGCTCATCATACGTGCCGGTTGTCGCTTTTGCGGATTCTCACGTGCAAAGCGGTTGGAAAAACTAACCAACGGGAAGCGGCCTATAGTAGACGAGGAATCATCAGACAAAGGGTAGTTCGACGTTATAACATGCAGCGGCGAATCCTTCATCTTAAAAGAGATGGCATCAGCGTTCTTCCGCTCGGCATTCGTCCCACCTGTTATCTGAACATAGAAATAATCCAACGGAAAACTTCTCGGCTTGTCTTCCCAATGAACAACCCTGAATTTGCCAGGATATTTGATGATGTCCGCAAGAACAAATCGGGCGTCGCCAATATCCTTAAAGTGTCGCATATCGACTTTGAACACGTTAACGGCAGCCCCGACAAAGGTATTTATTACCCACGACTTGCCGGAACCACCTGTCGCCTGCTTCTCATCGGGGATAGAGTCTTCCAACAGATAAGGACAGACATTCTCCATCTTGTCCCAAGTACGGAAACATACACGACCGATACCCGAAATCATGTTTACGAAATGACTGTTGATTACCGCCATATCATCCACAGACATCTGTTGTTTGTTGCGGATTGTGTTCTGCTCCTGTTCCCACAGGGTGTTGGCACAGCCACGAATGATGCGCAATGCAGGCCATAAATCCTGCTCACGCTTGTCGTTCCAATCCACCTGCCAACGGTATGTCTGTGCCCACTCAGCAAGCTCCGCTTTCATCTGTCCAATCTCGGTGATGGAGAATACCGGCGAACCGTCCTCGTTGCGCATCGCCTCTTTGGTCTCGATAGACTTCTTCTTGTCAATATACTCTTGACTCTCCCTTATCGCAAATGGAGGTCTGAATGCACGCATCGTGAAGTCGTAGGGTTTGCGTGCCAAAGCAGGAATGAAAAAGTTGATGTTGTTGTAACTGACTGGCGTAATAGCTTCGGGCGTAATCTTCAGAGCCACATTTCGGAAGTAGAAATATTCCGTCTTGGCATTAAAAGCGTCGGAAAAATCAATCACCATAGACAATAAACCGCCTGCACTCTTTTCGGAAAAAGTCTTATCTACCATATTGGCACAATCCGACATAAGGCGTTGCTCGGTGTCGTTGTGCCGCCAACATAGTTCGATGAAGTCAAGCAACAAATCTTTCATCGCCTGGATGATACTGCTACTGTCGATATACTCAACAAAGCAGCGGTCGAGGTGTATATATTGTCCCACAAGGTCGGTACTCTCCGGATCTACCATGCGGTAATATCCGTGCGCACTCATAAAGAGCCACACCTTAGAGGGCGACACCTTACATGTAGGCGGTTTTGGTTTTCCACTACGAGGGTCGCGTGGATATTCTATTTCAAAGGGGTCGGTATTCTTGGCACCGCGTAAACGTGAGTAGAGCGGTATGCGGAGGTCGTGGTCGAAGCGAAAGTTATCTTCGTCCGTCATGCGGTAAGTTATCATATAGTCGCGCACACTTCTCGGAGAACAACCATAGAGCCATGTCCAACGCTGATTATTGCTTGAGTGAAAAGCATCGGGCAACATAGCATAACAGATGTCGCTATACTTTGTAGCAATGGCTCCGCAATCGCGCTGACTGGCAATATCGTTGGGATAAAGCATGACAACACGTTCGGCAAATCTGTTCATCTTTTGGTATTGCACGGCATTGAAGTTAAGCTTTTCTTGTCGCCACTCACCACGGTCGATGTACCAGAAATTTCTACGGCCGATGCTGAATGCCACATGATACCAACAATATTTTTGAAAGTGTGGGTCATTTTCCTTGTCGATACGCAATGAGCGCATGGCATAATATATACTGAGTGCATCTTCAGGCGTGCGGCAAAACACCACTTGCCGAGCCTTAATGTCGGCTGGCTTTATCTTCTCCTGCTCCAGGTGGTAGGTTCCTTTACCCTCACCATCCTTGTTTTTATTCTCTACCCATATATCCTTTTCCTTAGTGTATTGTTCTTCCGGCTCAAACTTCTCAATGGCTGCATGCACGGCTGTGGATGCGCTGTCACGGTGCACCACAGCATAGTTGAATACTCTGTCGCCCATCAGCCAACGGCTTACTTTGCGCACACTGAGGTCGTCGCAAGTAGAAAAAACGATTGGGTCGCTTTTCATTGCCGGACGGAACAGACAACCGCATGAACCTTGCGGATCTATCACGTCGGTGGCAAAGCATACAAAAAGCGGATTCCATGGTGTGCCGTAAATAACCTCGCTTACCTGCTTGCCTTCGCGCACTACATTAGGCAGTGTCACCTTGTCTACTGCATAAATGCGGAAATCCTCGTTTAATGCAGACGGGGCAAAGTTTTTACCGAAGCCAAAAGACGGAACACCCTTGACGAGTGTTACCTCGCAACCGAGCGAAGCAAGCTCCTGCGGATTGAAATCCGTCTTCGGCATAAACGAGAAGGTCTCAATGGTCTGCGGCGCAATGGTTCGGTAGTCCATTTTACCAAACAACATCGGAAATACCTCACGCGTCTTTTCGTTGTCGCCATACGCCTTCACGACCAAGGCCTTACAGATACGCAACAGGCTCTGTCCGTGCATAGGCAAGTGGTGCATGGCTGCATAAAGCTCTATTGCTCCATATCCATGCTTGCCGGTCTTGGTACACATCCAGCGCACGGCACCATGCTCTGCCTGTCGATTGTCATCCACTCCTACCCCATTGTACAGTCCGCCACGCTCATTATTATAGATAATGAAGTGAGGTGTCTGTGCACTCTTCTTGCCATCCGCAGCCGATGCTTCATCAGCCATTGCACCATTCTTTTCACAAAAAGGACAGAAGCATGCCGTCTGACCCTGAAAGTGCTGCTCATCGGCAGGCTTAACAAGGTAAGTCAGGTCGATATTGGCAAGTCGATTTATGATAGGATGAAAGAGCATTTTTTCGTTTTTGTTTTGTTAAAAGGAAAGGCTGGAGTGCCAAACTTCACGATTTTTCATCTTCCGAGGATTTTTCTACCTGAAGGAACTATTATTCGCTTAGTAGGGTCGTTGCCGATACCCTCTCCAACCTATGTAATGACCAAGTGTCGATGTCCTACGCCTTTCACGCTTGGATCGCTAAAAAGTTCTCAGGCTTTTTATGGATTTCATCATTTATGTGGTTGCGAACCTCGCGCTTATTCCGTGTGTAAGCCTTGCGGTTGTCACCATCGCCACTGGTCATTATGTCTTTATAGATTGAGGAATGTTTCAGTTCGATAATGCCTCACGGTGCAGTTGGCTATCCTCTTCATCCGGCTTATCAGCAGCAGCGTTAACTCCTTGAACGATATAAACAACTCGTCAAGTCCGATGATTTGCACCGCCACGCGCCAGTATATCTTTCCGTTGCGCCGTCGGCATGAATGCTCGTTGCTGATAATCATATTGCCTATCTTTCCGTTCATCGCAGTAAAGGCAAACTGACAAGCATCTTTTACCAAAGCAAACGGAGCATGGAAAAGCAGATACGGCTCGTCGTAGTTGTCGCCACGCAAAGCCTCTGTGTAGGCTACACGATGCAAGTAACTATGCGTTGATGTACGTCCATCCCTTTTGATGTTCTGTCGGTTAGGGATGTAAGGGTAAGCAAACAAAATCATGATATTGCATAATCTTTTATTCATTATTGTTTCCCAAACACCGCAGATGTTTCATCATCTGCCATGTGGAGTAGATACTTTTTTTGCAGTCGAATATCGGGTCATGCGCCTCGCCATCTCCCTCGTATTGGTCAACAAGCAAGTATGCACGTTCCGGGTCAAACTCCGCTCCCGATTTGTCACAAAGCAATCTTGCACCCTCCATGAAGAAGGTACGATGGTCACGGAAATTCCTGTAGTTAACAGGTATCTCCATGTTGTACTTATCACAGATATTGCGGAGGATGGCAATGTCAAAGTCTGTTCCTTGCGACCAGAGATTTATTTTCGATGCCGACATTTCTTTCTGTAAGCATAAGAAAAATCTAAAGAAATCGCCCACTACCACATCAATAGGCATAAGCGGTTCGGCATCCATTTCCAGCAAAGATTTCTTTGCTTCAGCACTCTGCGCCATCCACCACTTAGCTGTCTTCGCATCGAATGTAAATCCATCAAGAAAAGATGAGCGCAAGTCCACATGACGATAGAACGAATAGCCCTCCTTATATACACCTGTCAAGTCGAATGGGTTTTTCTCCGCCTTGTCATTCCAGGCTACGGCTCCGATACTCATCACTGCTGCCGTTGGGCACAAAGCGCAAGTCTCTAAATCGAAAGTTATATTTAATGTTTGCATCATATCAGTTTTCACAGGATGTCTCAAGGTCTGACAATTCCTTGTCGATAATATTGCATATACCCACCTTTTCCCAAGGCTTCCAGTCGTTAGCCTTGAAACGGGTGCGAACAGTCATCTGCGAAGCCATACCACGCTGAGCCATAAAGTCAATCAGACTAACACCTATCTTCAGTTGTGTAACCAACTGATAGAACTTACTATCGTCATAGTCGGGCATAATCGACAGAACATAGCCATAACCACTGGAGCCTTCTTTACCTTCTTTGTTAGGATTCGTATTGCAAGGAACACTCAAAAGAAATTCGTTCTCAATCTTTGATACTCCATCAAGTTCCCATCTGCTAAAGCCCTTCTCGAAAAAGCGGCGATAGCAAGAACTCTGAGGCATACCATAGTTTTCCATCACAGCATAAAGAACTTTCTTTTCCTCTGCTGAAAGATCGTTAGCGGATAAAGCTCTACAATCTTTGATTTTCCTCCAAATATTCTTGTTCATTTAAATTATAAATTTTATATTTGTATGCAAAGTTACATGTTTTTCTTTGAGCAACAAATATAAATTTAAAATTAACATTACTTTAACATTGAGCATCAACGCTCATATAAACAACGTGACAGTATGAAGGTATATAATTTCGTTTACAACTACGGTTTTCTGTCCGACTGGATGAAGGCGAATCCCGAGATTAAGCGCGGTGAAATACTGCGGAGTATCGACATGACCGACTACGGAACTCTCGGCAAATGGATTGATGGAGTAACGATGATGCCAATGGCGCAAATGATGAAGTTCTGTAATCGGTGGTGCGTTCCTGTGTCAGCTTTCTTCCTGGATGAAAAAGCGGAGACCGGTGACGTGTACGCTCCTATCACACCGGAGTCGAACATCGAACCTGCTGGCGGCTGGCCGGACGCAAGCCGGAAAGCTGGTATTAAAGTTTGCGATCCGCGCACCCATATACACATGCCTTCACGCCTGCCGGAATATATCCACCAGGCAGAGTCTTCAAAAAAACACAACCACCCTTACCGAAAAAAAGATAATACACCACAGTGTCAAAGCTCAACAGAGATAGAACGTATGCGCTATCTCGATATTATAGAGAAGTTGAACGACCGGGTATTGTCATTGTCACAAGAAGTTATCATGTTACAAAAAAGACGATCAAAGAAGGATAGATACCAATCATCTTATGATATGGCTGCCGAACCCGACCCACACCGATAACTACACTTCATAACAAGACAGAAGCCTCCTATCCATCACGGACGGGAGGCTTCATTGGCTTGATACGATAAAGAGGCATACGACGTGCATCAAACCTAAGTTTAACTAAACTAAAAACATATAAAACTGATTAAAACTAAATTATGCTCTTTCATTTGTCGCCGCCATTCTGCGACGATAAAACTCTTTCTCGGTGATCGGCTCGCAGTCGTGCGAGCCGCTGCAATACGGCACGTCTACATACCAGTGGGCATGATGATGGAAAAGTAGGGGTGTCTGGTTGCCGAAGGAGAACGGCAACGGTAAGCCCGACTTTGCCTTGATGGGTTCCAAACCCAAGATGCCTATCAGTTCTGTCTCACTCACCACAGGAAGGGCATACATCTCTTTTTCAAGGTCGGTGCCTTCCATAGGAAAGAAGTAAGCCTGTCCGTCCGGAGCAACCTCCTTGTCCCATCCGTCCTTGGCTATGGTATTCTTGAAGATAACGGCAGCAACGCCACCAGCCATTCCGTCGGCTGACTCATAATATGTATCTCCGCCCTGTCTCTCTACCCACTGGCGTGCGACCTCTGATACCTCGTTGCATCTGTCCACAAACGCCTGTAACTGCTTGCCTACTTCTGACGCTTCGGCAACCTTATAAAAATAATGCGGTTTCTTCATTGCTCTATAATTTATGGTTTGTTTCTTTTGTTTCTTTTGATATTTCCATCACCTCATTTTGACGTATATCACCGGCTCTCCACACTCATCCTGCTTCATCTTAAAACCTTTCAGAGCAAGTTCTTGCAGGTAAAGCGACAACGGATCACCCAGCGGGCACACCACTGCCTTGAAATACGACCTAAGCTGATAGTCAGTGAAAACGTCACAGTCTTCCGTCCAGTGGTCGCTCGGTTTATACTGGTTGCAGAAGGCTTGTATCTTAGATGGTATAACAAAATCCTGAAGTGTCACTTCCGACTGATCGGTCAACTCCATTTTCTGTTTTCGGTTCTTGCCCATAACATCAATGCTTTTTATTGTTGATGCGTCGCGCCACAAGCCAACCCAGCAAAGCCACCACAACAAAGAAGATGATGGCATCCTCTATTCTTCGTAATGGTGAAAACTTACCATTGGTGTCCTTCTCACTATTCTGCGCCAAACTATCCTTGTTTTGCCAATGTGTATCATACGAGGAAAAACGACTATTAGCCACACTATCCAGCATACTCAGATAGACGATCTTCTGTTCCTCTCGTTTGCGCTGCTGCTCGTTGGTGGTCGTTTGCTTGCCGTTATGGTTCTTTCGGTGGATAGTTCGATCGGTTGTCTTAACTTTATTGCCAAGGCTATCCACCGACTCCGTGATAAGCTCATGGATTAACTCCTCATCGTCGTTGTAATCATGCGCAGAACACACCACATGGGAGTAATCCCATTTACCAACTGTAATACTATCCTTGCGCACAACAGACATTGCCGAGCTATCCAACTTCGATACCGACACACTATCACCATTACTCACCGACACCTTTGTCGTTGCCTTGCGCGAAGAAGCACATGCCGACAGTATCAGCACGCAGACACTTATCAATACAAGTCTATAAAATCTCATTTTCGTTTGCTTTAATTTCATGCCACAAAATTACAGAAACTAAAACAAAACATACGGACAAACAAAAACACCGCCCTACCCTATCCAAGGTAAAGCGGTGCATAAAATTTTAATCACTTTATAATCTTATATCCAAAATAGACTACCTTTCCAAAAGCCTTCTTCATGCTCTGCCAAAAAACAGTTTTCTCGTCTTCAACAAGATGCTGTTCTATATACTTCGCCTGTTCCTGCGTAGCGTATAAAACCAACTGTTCACCGTCATACGAGCAAACACTTAATGCTTTCAGATATTCGCTCAACACACCTTTATACGCTTTCAAGAATGCTTGCCATTCCTTTACTCCCGGCTTTACTTCCTCTGTTTCGGCAAATGCAAACGTCTGCTGCTGTGGATCGGGCTTCGCACTATGTTGCTTTATCCACTGCTCCATAATATAGAGCACGAAGTCTTCCATCGTTCCGCTCCATCTATGCGGCTGCTCAACGGCCTTGGGCACACCATTGTAAGCATACGTCTTAAAGTCGTTCCAAAGGTCTTCGGGGACATTTGCAACAAACGCCTTGAGCCGTTCTTCGTCAAGCGTAGGATATAGCGACATTAACTTGGCGCACAAACGTTTTTCTGACGAACCACGATGCAACTCCAATTCTCGCGCCACACCCAACGGCGTTCGCTTGATATGAAACTTTATTTTGTCAGGATTTCCTCGCTTTGTAGTGCCTCTATAAATAGGCTCGTAACCATTTTTGTCGGGGTCGATACACGCCAACATTATCTCTATCTTGTTTTCCTCACACAGCCGTTCCATATCACCACGCGCTACGTCCAACACCTGTTTGCGGAACTGTGAAAACTTCTTATATTTCTCAGTAGTAACAACCTTTTCGGGCTGCTCACTTTTTTCTACATCAACCTTAAACATACCCAATGCCTCCTTTAGCTCACGGTAGTCTATAACAGGGTGCATCTGTCCCTTGCTCGCATACTTCATCAACAGGAGATAAAGACGCGACGTATAAGCCGAATTGCAGAAATAGGCGATACGTTCAAGATGATTGAAATATCCGTCTGTCATATCAAACACGGCTTTTGCTACCTCGATATTTATCGTCACTTCTATATATCCGTCACGACGGAACTTGCGCACTTCCTGTCCGTCTTCGTCTATTTTTGTATTACCGTCTCCCGAATAATTGAAGTCTTCTCCTTCTCGTGAAGTAAAATTCTTCGGGATAAATATCTTACTGAAGATAGGCATGTAGTCCTCACCTTTTCTGAGTCCAGTTTCAGGGTCGAAACGCGGCAGGTGAAACTCAATTTTCTTCATTTGATTTATCACCTTTACCGACTCGTCATAATGACTGCTATCTATACCAAAATCAGCCAGACGTAAACGTATCGGTCCCATCTTTAACAAGTCTTCTTTCGCGATTCCTCCGTTAGGACGTTCTTTGCTCAGATAGCGGTGTTCGTTCAGAAACTTGGCAAAATGGTCTTGCAACCGTCCGCTTACCAACAACATAACGTCCTGTTGTATGAGGGAGTAACTTTTAGCGTATGATGTATAGTTGACAGGTGTGTTTATCCAACGTAATTCGTTCAAGGCAAGTTGAAGTTTGCCTTCATTGTCTTCTTTTTTCGCTTTCTTTGCCATAACCTACGTTTTTATGTACTTAAACCTACGTTTTTATGTACCAAGACCTACGGATTTGTTTACTTAAACCTACGTTTTTGTTTACTTCGCATACTCTAACTCGTTGATTTTCAGCTTCTCCAATTTCCCTTAATATAATATAACATAATCTATTATTTTATTCTTTCAAAAACGAAAAATCTATAATTTATAATTATATTATATTAAGAGTTTTTGAGCGTATTGATTATCAGCGAGTTACCTACGGTGAGGTAAACAAAAACGCAGGAGTTGGTAAACAAATCCGTAGGTTTAAGTAAACAAATCCGTAGGTTTAAGTACATAAATCCGTAGGTGTTACAAATCAAAAACAGCACACTTTTGTAGTGACTTGGTAAAAAACATTAGTAATCATTTTACCTTACACATTACAAATCTTCATTATTTATCGATTCACTTTTTTTAAAGTTGGCAACATCGGTGTACATCAAACTTATTGTGCAATCATCTTTAAGATAATCATCCGACTTATTCAATGTCAGAATTATAACACCAATCCTTTGTGTTTCTTCTTCGTTAGGGATATGAAACTCTAAGCCATCAAGATTGCCTTTACTATCTTTGCTTCCCTCCAACACAGCTTTAGGATATTTCTTTTGTAACTGTTCCGCAATATTCTTGAAAGGAACAAAAGCCAAATCAAAAGATGTATATGACATTTCCACCGACACACAAAAAACAATCCGACTCTTGGCATTGAAGAACACCATAAATGTGGCTTTCTCACCCATAAATGTGCCATTATAGAACTTGCCGCCAGGTCCCATAGCTCTTGATTTTACAGCGTCGTATGTTATACCTTTTGCCTTCAGTTTTTGAGCAAATGTTTCTATTGTTCCATTCAAAGGTATGCCCATAAATTTCATGTGCGATTGAGCACTTATTGTTGCGCATATAAATAGCGCAAACAACACTGAAAAAACTTTATTCATAATCCTATAGATTTTTAGTTTTTCGTTTTGTGGTAAACTTCCACTAAAAGAGTTTACCTTATTTTATTTCTCTCAACAAACTCATGCACCGCTTGCAACGCCAGTTCCTTGAGCGTCTTGCCAGTCATCACCTTCAGGCGCATCAATTCCAGATATTCATCAATGGGCACATCAATCACTATGCCGTTCTTTGTTTTCTTGGCTTTCACGGCTTGCAAAGGCTGACTCAATACCACATGCTGCTCTTCTTTTGCAACAGGAGCCACGGCTGTATTGTTGCTATTCGTCTTTAAATGTTCTGTCAAAGTCTGTACATCTTGTGGTTGCTCTACATTCGTAGTGGGCGCTGGCTGCAACGTCTGCTCTATCTTTGTATTCTCTTCATCGCGAATATCCTTTGATGTCTTAGCCACTTTAGCCATGAAGTTAAATTTCTGGTTGTCCATATCTCAAAGTTTCTATAAATTCATAAAATCAGTGAATAATTCTATATGCCTATAAGGATCAAATCACTTCTCATAGGTATCTATAATCTCTTGCGCAAACGCCTCGTAACTCTTTGCAGCATCGCTTTCAGGTGCATAGGTGAAAATGTCCTGCATCATTGCCTGAGCTTCCACAATCTTTGTACGTCGCGGTATCTCGGTCTTAAATACATAATCGCCGTACTCGTCATCAATGTGCTGCGAGAAGCCTGCACTGGCTTTTGTGCGCTTATCTACCATTACTTTCAGCAGACCGCGCAAATCAAGATTAGGATTTATCTCTGCCTTCACTTCCTCTGCCCAACGTATCACACTCGACGAGCCGAATGTTGGCAACGCTTCAAGCTGCATGGGGATGATAATGCCAGTAGCCACCGACATGGCATTTTTCGTTACGAGGTTCATAGCCGGAGGACAGTCGATGATGATATAGTCAAATGCTTCTATCACACTCTGCTCCCCACCCTGCTCTGGTGCCAAAGAAACGGGTAGGGCAAACAACTTGCACAACACTTTCAAAGGGTTCAACTCGCGAAGCAAGAACGGCTCAACATTCAGCATATCCTCTGAAGAAGGAGCAAGATACAGATTACCATCATAATCATGCTCACCCACCTTCACTTGATACACGGGTAACGCAGTCTTATTGATCATCGCTTCATACATGGTGCCATGCTTGTCGGTTCGGTCACGCCAGCCACAAAGCAACGACACGTTAGCCACCTGCGCATCCAGGTCGATAATCAATACACGATACCCCGGATGCAACTTTATCAATCCGCAAGCCAAATTGTGAGCCGTTGTGCTCTTACCTACTCCACCTTTGTCGTTCACAATTGCGAGCACTTCTTTTAATCTTTCTGCCATAATCTATAAATATTAAAATAATTTATAACTTCATATCAACGTACCAACATACAAATCTACGAAAGTAAATAGTCACGAACGTACCAAAGTACATATGTACAAAAATAAGTTAGTATATCAATACTTTCCTATTCGGTTACAAAATTAAAATTTATAATCCATATATCCAAATTTTCCGTGATATTTTTGATATTTATATACGAATTTACTTACATACATACTTACCTACATACATAGATTAATAAGAACGTAAATAAGAATGTACATAGGTAGATAAAAAAGTAAGTAAAAACATAAATAAAAATATAGTTAAATTCATAAATAAATTTATAGGTAGGTAAATAAGAAAGAAGATAAAAACATATAAACGTACAAACGTATCTACAAACATACGAAAGCATAAAGATACTAAAGTATGAAAGTATATAAATACGTTTCTATTTCCATTCATCATCCACCGTAATCTCCACATGTCCATCCTGTTGGGGTAGTAGCTCTGTGCGGATAGGCAGGATGCAATAGGCAGTCTTGTAGCCAGCCTGAGTGATATTGCCGTGGGGCACATAGGTGTAATAACCTCCCTTTTCGTCGTCGTGGCACAGTATGCGCTGTCGGCTCTGCCAATAGCCAGTGGGCAGGTCGGCGTTTTTCAATACGTCAGAAACTTCTAATTTGCGAGGCAACCCATAACGTGAATATCTATTTTGCTGCGAATGCTCCACCAATTAATGGCAGAAGGAACACCGCTGCACCCAACAAAGAGAACAGAAAAACGCCTGTTACCGCTACCGCCAATGCAGCTACCACGCAAGCAACAACTTTTCTTATGCTTACTTTGTGCCGTTCTTCGGTTAACGCTATCGTATCATCATCATTCATCCTGATTGTCGGCTCGCCTACCTGCGGATAGTTACGCTCACGCTTCAATTTCGGCTGGGGAGCGGGTATAGGTTCCGGTTCTATAACGTGAGATTCTGGATGGTGAACAATTCCCTCTTCGTCTATAACAAGAGGCTCTTCATCTATAACAAGAGGTTCATCCTCTACCTTTCCATCCACGCACACTATAACATCGCCGTGCAGACTTACTTCTATCTTGCATCCAGGTACGAGCTCCTTCTGAAGGAACGTGCGCTCGCTGCCGCAGTTGGCATGAGCAAAAAGGTGTCCGTTCATTTCCACCTCGTCAAAGTCAGCAACATACGTCACCTTGCCAGTCTTCTCGCCTACCGTGGTATGATGGCCGCGATATGTAGTTACGGCCTTGAACACCGGGCGGAACTTAAAAGCGCAGTTATACTTTGCGTCATGGTCGGTTTGTCCTATGCGGTCGTAATAGTCATAGTTGTCAAACTTAAATACAAGTCCGTCGGTAGGGTAGGGCAGCGACTCTCGCTCCACCTCGACAGCGCACACGATGTTCTCGATGTCCTGCTCCAGCTCGGCATCCGGCTTTTCAAGATTAAGAGCCGACACGAAGCCAGAAGTCTTAAAGCCGTTGCGCTCCAAGGCTTGCATCGCTGGCATGTGTCTTGTCACGCCGTCCATAATAAGACGGAAAGGATGAAACTCCAGACGCTTGCACTCGTCAGCCACAGCCACCTTCTTCGCCATGATGCCGTTGCTCGTAGAACGGGGTGATTTGCCAGCCTTGCTATAACGGACAAACTCCTCAAGCGAGATAATCACCTCGCCTCTCACCTCCACTCGGTCGTACTGGCTCCATACGTCCACATGGGCGGGTACGCCCTGCACATGCTTGATATGGTCCAGGCAATCGTTCCCAAACAGCTCCTTGCCGTGCCCGTAGGTGGCTTCTGCCAACGCTCCCTGACGATATACTAAGCTCACGGTCTCGCCGTCAAACTTCCACTCTACAGCCACCTTCGCTCCCTTGCTGCTGATATTGGCAGCTCTCTGCTGCGCTCTCAGATATTTTACTACCGCCTTGGCATCATGCAGCTTCTTCATCGACAGACAAGCCGTACGACGTGCCACCGTGCGCTTTCCGTTGCCGTTCTCGCTGTAGCACTGCTGAGTAGGCGAGTCGGGCAATACCTCGTCCGCGTGCTGCTCTTCGTATTCCTGCAAGGCAAAATACAACTCGTCATATCTCTCGTCGCTAATAGACTGCATGTTCAGCTGGAAATAGTTGCAGTCATACACCTTCATCTCGTCCACCAGCGCACGATAATCGTCGAAATTCTCAATTTTTTTCATAGTCCATAAAGTATTTAAAATGTTATTCTTGTTGTGTTAATCCTCGTCCTCGTCCGGAGTAGAGTCCTCGTTGTCGTGCCAGAAGTGAGAATACTGCACCATGTCGATGGCTGTAATCAAGTCGTCGCCTGGATATACTTCCTGATCGAGATTCAAATACAAATTCATTTCCTTTCCCGACTTGAAACAGACTGTCACAGCATCATCTTCTTCTATGTCGTCATCGTCTTCACGCGAATAAAAGCTATAACTCTCTACCTCGCGAGCATCGAACACTACATTTGAGTTGTCTTCAATACCTTCGCCGCATTGTTTTGCATGAATATACGGATAAACTTTCTTTGTTGCCATAATACTTTGTTTTTATTATTGTTATTTATTTCTGTTCCGGCGCTACCGCCATAATAGTTCTCATAGTCTCGTTGACATAGCTGCCACCACCATGCGCCATAATCCACTCTCGTACATCGTCAGCAATGAGCAACTGCCGTTTTTTCTCCTCCATGTCGCGGATCGTGCGCATGGTGTCCGTGATATACTGACCGCCTCCGTGCTGGAGAATCCACTCGTGTGCATCGTCGGCAACGATATATTTTCGTGTCTTGCCCTCCATGGCAGGGCGCCCCGCTCTTGTGTTACTTGTTGTTTCCATATCGTTTTACCTTTTTACCTTTAAAAGCTCTTTTCCACCATCCTCAGCTCGGCACCTAACGCTCCTGCAATCTTGTTAAGCACATCAATATTGACGGCATACTTGCCGGCTTCCACGCTGCGAACGTTCGCTGCTGTAATGCCCGCAATTTGGGCGAGCTGCTCCTGCTCCCAACCCTGAGCGGTACGCATCACGCGGATACTCTCGCCCATGGCCTTGCGCTTGTCGTAAATAATTTGGTCTTTTTCCATATTGTCTATAATAAATCAATTATTTGTCGTTCTGTTCTATCTGTTCAAGTTTCATATACACCAAAGTGTTTTTGTCGTAATATCTTCGTGGCGCAGATGATGAATAATAAGTGTTCTGGCTCTCCTTGATACAGGGAGCAGCGTCCACAATACGCTTGCCGAAGCCCTGAATAGCGTGAGTCTTTCCGATGATGACAATGCCCGACTGATACGCTTCGCGCACCTTCACGGCAAAACGATGTAAAGCGGCTTTACTGTTTCTTTCCTCCTTCGTCACCTTTGCCAACACCTTCAGATGGTCGGTTGTTCGTGCTTTCGTGCGCAGCTCCACCGTGCCCTTCTTCTTATAGTTGACGCAGACGGCATACTCACCAGGCTTCAGTTGTTCCAGATGCTCCTCCAGCAGGTCGTACCGCTGCAACACATCAATAGGCTTGACACATACGCTGTCCTTCGTGCCAGCAATAGCAGCCCTAATATCCTGAGCCTCCTGTAAAGCCTTCACCTTAGCTTCGGCTTCCGCTTTCAGACGCAGCTCCTCACGCTCTCGCTGTGCAGTCTCCTCGGCTATCTCACGATCCACGGCAGCGCGTATCTCAACGACATCGTTGCCCATGTCCCTGCAAGCTGCCCAAAGTCCACCACCAAACATGTTATAACTGTTTATCAGACCATTCTCATTGTCGCATTTTCTGCCATCCATCCGAGTGATACGCAGCCTCCCCGTCAGCTCGTCTCGATATACAAGCATATAAGTAGAGCGCAGGTTCTTCGACTTCCATACTCTAATCTGTTCTGTCATGACAATATCAATTTAAACGTCCTTTATGTCCTCGTATGCCGACTTCACCGATGCAATAGCATTGCGCAGGGCGTAGTATTCGGATTCCACGTTCTTACCGTTCTCGTCTACCAGATTATCGTCAAACTGTCTCTCAATATCTTGCAGAGCGTTCAAAACCTGGCATACTTTCGTAGCAGCTTCTTTTATCTGTTCCTTTAATGGTGATTTTTTCATATATTCTAAATATTTGTTAATAATACAGTCAAATGCTTTGTCTGTATTGTTTTAATTCTTATATTTGTACCTGTCTTCGGAGGCTTTTTTAATCGTACCTTTATGGAATAGAAAGAAAACAACAACTTCCGTTGACAGTCAGGCGTCAGCCTGTGGATTCAAACGCTCACAAAGAGCAAATTTCTACTATCGTAGATGTCAGACTGTAATGGTCTGTGGTAGCCCCGACCTAAACCATGGCTTTTCTAATCTTTGGTTAGAAAAACTTCTTCGTAATCTACAAACACCTTGAAGTTTTCACGCAACAAGGTTTCAATAGCTTCCTTTCCGAAACGCCATCCAGGTGCAGACCAGAACATATCGCACTCCTCCAAGAAATCGTCGTCGTAATATACGCCGAATTTCTTTATCTTTGAGAACACTTCAGCAGGTATGCGATGCGTCAAGGTGAAGGAACCTGAATTAGGGCAAGGACGGGTTAAAATGGCCTCACTCAAATCTTCGTCATGTGGTGCCGATTCGCAGTAAAAAGAGATAGCGCCATTTTCTATAGCCTCTTTAACTCTTCTGATCTTTTCCTCTTTTCTTCTTCGCTCCTCTCTTTTCGCCTCAATCTCTTTGAGTTTTGGACCAGCAAGCTCAAAAAGCTTGTTTACATTCGTTTCATCAATGCGATATGTCGTATCATAGCCTTCAAATTTCGACGTAAAATTCATTCTATCGTCAAAATTATCAAGCGCATTAAAAGCATCGAGGATTCTTAAAGCCTTATCGTTGAAATAGAGATACAGGTGATCATCCGAACAATCACTGCCACATATATAATTATGAGTTATCTCTATATATGTAAACTCAAAAGTATTGGTCTTTTCCTTCGTTGATCGGATCAAATCCTTATAGAAAGTCTTAAACTCTTCTTCAGGTATTGAATCGAGACGGATAAGTACGTTTTTTGAGGTGTCAATATCAATATTTAAAGCCTCAATTGCCGAATGGCTCAAACAAACATACGGAGTCATCTTATCGTCGATATACCTTACTTCTGGCTGGCAATAATACCATTCGCCCGATATATTAATCTGAGCACCGAAATGGAACCATTTAACTATCGCATCGTCATCATGTTCTAAATGAAAGAGTTCCATCAGACTACGGTTGTTCCAGAACTTCACATCATAAACGGTTCCGCTTTTCGTAATTGCTTTCATGTCTATTGACTTACCGTGATGTCGAGGGCTTAACATAATCTATAAATCCAGTAATAAATCTCCGATGTTATAACGAATAAACTTCGCTACCGAGAAGACGGGGAATGATTTCAGCATCAAGAATGGAATCGTAATCCCAGAGACGGGCACCAAAATCTTTCTTCAGCTTCGCTACTGCCATTTTATATGCCTCCTCGCCGTTCTCGGCATAGCCTTCGTACTCATAATATTTATATGAGAAATTGACGGTGGCATAAAGACAGACGGTAAAGGAACCCTTCGGCATCGCAGCCAGTTTCTTGCGGCGCTCGTTGATTTCCCGAGCGATGCGCTGCTTCTCCTGTATCTCCTCATCCTGCTTGCGCTTGCGGTCTGCTGCCTCTTTCGCTATGATAGCCTTCTCGCACTCCTCTGGGGTATCAGCAAGGGCAGGATAGCAATAAATGAAGGATGAAGGGCTGCAGCCTGTAGTCTGCAATTTTCTGCCCGCCTGCTCGTCCTGATAGATCTTTTTCAGAAGGGCATGAACGTTGTCGTTAACCTCCAGCTTTCTGCCGCCAGGCTCGTTCTTGTCGGTCAGGCTATTGATAAACTCCTCGGCTTTTTCTGCTGAACCGATGATTACTTTCTTATCGAAATATACAAAAAACTTCTTCATGTTTCTGCGCTTCACCGTGATGCGCCTAGGGCTTAGATGTGATTACTTATTTTCTTTATAGATATTTTCCTGGTCCTCGATAGCCTTTTCCAACGTCCAATCCGTCTTTGGGTAGATTCCCTCACACAGGCCTGTATTGAAGTTGACGTACAAATTCTCGCCATCCTCTCTAACAGTAATCTCGCGTCCATTGTGTTCAATGTCCTGACCATCGTTCTCGAAGAGTTCCCAACCCACAGAAGTATATGACAATATATGCTCGCCATCTGTAGCATAGTCTTCATCGTCATAGCTTATGTCTTCTGAATCAGCTGTATATATCCATCCGTTTTTATCGCAGATGTCACGGATCAGTTCACAACAATCGTCTTCAGGATACTCCTCACAATAAGAGGTCAAAAACTCTCTGAGGTCGTCTAAGGTTACAATGTTTTCACTTTTCATAGTCTTCATAATAAATGCCGCTTAACGGTTGCCGCCCGACCTAATGATTAATAATGTTTCTTTATCTGATGCAAAGGTAGCGATTATTTTTGTAACTACCAAATAAAAAGAACTTTTATTCAAAGTAAAATACACCTTTATTATTTTCTTTGCATTTTCCCGTCAAACTCCACCGATGGCACGGTTTTTTTTCGTGCCTTCTGTGTCGTCTGTTTTTTCTCGTCGCCCATCCAGGAACTCGAACCTGGTGCCACGCCTTTCCGTGGTGGGCGTTGCGCTGCTCGCTATCCTCGCGGACTGCAAACAGCTAAACAAAAAATACTTAGATTATGATTATACAAGATCCCGCCGAAGGAGTCGAGCCTTCGCAGGGCCGTGCCGGGCGCGGGATGGGGGATGGATTTTACGGCGCACACTTAATTCTACGGTTTCGCATTGTCGAATACACTTCTTTCTGAACTTGCAGATGCTATGCTTTTTCAGGTATCTCAGCTCTTTATCAGCTTCTTTCTCAGTATACTCTATTCCGTTGTACTCACGCCAATCACCTTCAATAAAGGCAAAAATGCTATAAAATTTTGTCATAATTCCGTCGTTTTTTTAAGGGTTCTTATAATATTCGTCTCATACCACACTGCCGCCTGTGCCATCGTGTCCTTCAGCTCCTCGATGATCTGCATGTGGTTGTCTTGCGTGATGGTAATATGCCGCTCCGGGTGTTGTCCGTCGTGGTCGCCGCTTGCAAGGTGGATGATGCAGAATGTGCGGTCGATGTCGTGATAGGCTACCATGCCTCGCTGCTTGAGAACTGCCACTGTGCGGTCGAAGTCTGCCGGAGTGGTCGGTATCACCTGCAACACGCTCCAGGGACGCTCCTGAGCCGTGAGGAGCGTCTGGCCTTCCAGCTGACTGAGCAGGAAGGAATGAATTGTTCTTGATGTTTTCATACTGCAAAGTTAAGCGAAAGTTGACGGGTATCTACTTCTTGACGGCGGCTTTTTCTTCTGCTCGCCTTAATTCTCACTTCTCTTATAATGACATCCTGACGTTGCGATTCTGCCTCAATGTACTGTTTCTCCTCGCTGGTGAGCGGAGGCAGTACAAAGGACTCAAGGGCTTTTTTGAAGCGGTACTCGCTTACTTGCTCGTTGCCAATAAAGCAGTCAACACTCTGGTATGATCCGTGACGGAGGCGAACCTTGCCTCCTTTCCATGTCATATTACCGATAGTGTAGCTCTTGTAATACCACAACAGACTGTGAAAAGTCAAAAACCATGATTTTGCCCAATGCTCAGCAGCATTTGCGCTGTTATCATAATAGTTTCCTCTTCTTTGCGCTTCGCGCTTAAACTCCTGTAAAGTCATAATCCTTAGTATTTTTAATGGTCTATAATATGGGGCAAATTGCCCCATGATACCTTATTTCTGATTTTCCGCTAATACCGTTCTCACGCTATAATAAGGCGTGTTAAACGGATATTTAACCTCGTTGATATAATACACCACCGTCGGCTCGCTCATGCGCAATGTGTCGCGACACTCCACACGACCATACATGCCATGAACCATAAAGTTTAATGCGCACATCTTGCAAGCAATAGGATCGCTGTCTTGTGCCACATACTCGAAGCGGCGACCGGCCGAATGGTCCAGCTTGCTCTTCTCCATGTAGTGAGCCAAGAGCAAACGTCCGCTACCTGCTGCGCAGTCGTTCACCTTGCCATGATCCCCGGCTCCCAGTGTGCTAAACCGTGCCATGAGTTCCGACACACTCTGAGGCGTAAAAAACTGCCCCGTCTTCGAGGCCTTGCCACGGCTCAGATACATTTCCTCGTACAGGTTGCCGAACACGTCCAGCCACTCGCCATGCTCCATCGCTGTTGCCACATCGTCGAGCCACTGGAAAGCGAGACAGGCAAAGTCTGGATTTTTCCGTGTGCAGCTCAAAACGTGCTGACTGTATTCAACGATGCCAGCCTTGAAAGCGTCAACGCTGAAGAACTCTATAAGGTAGTCGCAGAAGTCACTGAGAGCCGTTTCCTGCGGTCTGCTGTGCTTGTTTGCCTGTTCGGTCAATACGTCGATATATTTCTTTTTATCCATGATATTCTCAAAATTTTATGTGTTCTATAATAGGGTTATTTAACTCCAGAAGTCTTCCTCCACAAAATGAACTCCGGCAAATTCCTCTTTTATATACTCGTCGCTTACAATATCGTCAGCACAAGCCATTTCGCCGTAGCTTGGTTCATGCCCGAGCACGTTCTCAAGAACGGCTATTTTCAGTTGCTCGCGCTGTGAAAATAAAACCCAAAAGGGCGGCCGTACTGGTACGGCTTAAAGCTGCGTCTTTCATAATTCCGTGTTTTAAAATCGTTACTATAACAGAGGCCGCCGGGGTGCATGATACCCCAGCCGGGCCTGGATACCCGCGCGGCCTAAAAAATCTATAAGGTATTAAAATGTTTATGATAGCTTTACATTGCCACCATGATTGCCACGGCGGAACCCACGGCCTTTACCTCGTCCATTGTTTCAAGGTGCGGGGTGTGCTTGCTTACAAACTCCCTTTGCTCATCGCTCAAGGCATTGAAGTTTGCCGTGAACGCCTTTATAAAACGGGTGGTCTTTTCTCTTTCATTGAGGGCAATTGCCTCAATTTCAAGCTCGAGGGCGGCGCGCACCGCTTTCGGAAACTTTGCCATGGCTCTATAAAGAACCGACTCGTAGTTGAAACGTTCCCAGGTGCGATTGTAATAACTTACTCGTGTGTGTTCGCCGTCTTTGCCGAGGCCCCACACGTAAACATGATGGCAAAAGCTGTTGCGTGTGTAAGTCGTGGAGCAATAGAAAGAGACGCTTTGCCCGTTAACCGTGAACGTGTGTGTAACTCGATTGTAAATCTTTGTTGCCATAATATTGTAATTTTTAATTGTGTTTATAATAGAGGCCGCCGGGGTGGCATGATACCCCAGCCGGGCCTGGTTACCCGCGCGGCCTGGCCGTTAATTGTCGGTTGCAAGATATTTCGCACACTCTATAATATATACGGCGTGTTCCTTTGCCACGGCGCGGCGATCGTCGACCGTTGGTCGGTTGTGGTCGTATTCTTGTACCATCTTTGCAGCCATGCAGATTATACGGCGCATGGAAGCACACAAAGACAGACGTTCAACAGATACGGCCGCCCCTTTCCGAATTTTCTTTGCCAAACTGTTTTGCAAAGATTCTGTTATACTGTAGATGTCTCGAGAGTTATCGACATATATTTTTAATTGTTTTGCTGCTAATGTTTCCATATTTCTATAATATTAAAATGTTCTATAATATACCGCAGGGATACCCGCCACGGCGCGTTTTTTTAGTTAAAACCTTGTAGTTATGCAAAGTTAGATGAGAGACCGGCGCCGCCGGTCCCTGGTTATTTCTATTTTTGCAAACTTGCTATAAATTCGTTTTTTGCTTCCAAAGATTTTTTTTTCGGATGTTCAAGTAAAAAAGCGTCTACAAACTTTTTGTAGTTTTTAACACAGTCGCTTTTTACTTTGCCTTTCAAAAAAACACGTTCACCACACGCACCACCACGAGGCGAAACGTTCATATTTCCACACGCAACCTTTAAACGATACAAAACGTTTATAACGTCAAATGTTTCAACGTGTTTTGTGTTTTTGTCACTGTATCCAGTTGTAGCTATACCAAAAACAGCAAGACGGCAAATTGCTTTATACACGCGTGAATTTTTACGGATTCCATAACGAAGCGGATTCTTTATAAAACCATGTAATTTATCTATTTGTCTCATAATTATAATTATAAAAAAATTGTTTGAAGTAAGGACCGGCGCCGCCGGTCCTGGTTATTGTTTTATAAATCGATAGGTAAACCGTTTGCAAGATCAAAAATTGCAATTTGTTTGTTTATACGTCCAAGCTCAAGAGCGACACCCAAATCATCGACTATAACTGTAGCATCAAAATAAAACTGATTGTTGTCTCTATTGTACCAGCCGCCAAAAGCTTTTATTTCTGAATGCTCTGATACGTATTTAACAACGTTTGCCAGACCTTCCAAGCCGAAAAAATTTTGAGTATCTGCAACGGCTACAGCGTAACCGCGCTTAATAGGCTGCAATGTGCGTGCATCGACGGTATAACCGTCTTTGTTTAATGCTGCAATAGTGCTGAGTGCTATAATAATTTTTGTAGTATTCATATTTTTTTATTGCCGTTTGTTTGCCGGGTGCCGCCCTTTCTGTGATGATTAATAATGTTTCTTTTCCTTTAAATTAATTTTCTTTATAGATGTTCGTCTGATCGTTGATAGCTTCAATCAACGTCGAATCCGCTTTAGTGTATTCTCCATATCCTGCTCCGCAGTTGTTATCAACATACCAGAGTTCATCGTCCTCCTTGACGGTTGCGACATGATACATGCTGACACCTGCAAAGAAGGCATCCTGATCGTGATCGTAACAAACATCAAAAGTTCCGTCTTCATTATTGCGATAGCAATAACCAGTCTTTTTTAACTCTTGCTCTATTGTTTTCATATCGTTTTAAGTTTAAATTAGTTGTTTCTTTTATCTGCTGCAAAAGTAATAACTTTATTTGTATCGTGCAAATAATTTTACTAAGAAATTTATGTTTTTATTTGCTTTTAACCTTTATAAACAAATATATTTATATATTAAACACAATTTTACAAATCGCGAATTCAACTGGCAAGTGCAAATTTATAGAAAGATTTTAGAAAATCGCTCAA